ACTGACCGTCGATTACGAATCCAGCACGAACAGAACCGACACCGAGCCATTCAGTATCGGTCCAGAAGATCTGTGAGTTTGCAATATTGATTGTGAGATTCGACCCACCAGTTCCATCAAGTTTATCAACGCTCCACTGAGACTGCGGAACACGAACTTCTTCTACTGTATTGGTCTTGTTGGAACGCATTACAAGAATCAGCGTGTTTCCATTGGCTTCCAAATATGTTCCGTTATTCTCATCGAAATATCCGACTCTTTGACGTAGTTCTGTATTCGCGCCATAAGCATTGATCGGAGCCATTTGAAAAGAACTCATCGTGAGCAAACTTTTTCCTGGCTGATACTTGAACGCTTTCTTTGTTTCTCGAATCACTTTACTGCCAGAACTTCCTGTGACAGTCATTGCAATGTGAGATTGATTTGCAACGAATGCAGTAGAGCCACTGTTTACAGTATTTGAGTTCCAGTCTCGAGAATTATCTGAGTAAATAAAATTAGAGTCAAAGAGAGTATATGGCTCAACCACACGAGCTTTCCCAAATGCGTCTTTGGTTGTATCAAGATTACCTGTAGCATTGTAGATATTAGTAATTGCAGTAACAGGCAATGGATTTGTATTCGATACGATTACATTCGCATTGAGAACGTTCACGTTTTTATTGTATAGATAAGTCATTAGACGATTCTCCAGCCAGAGCGATAAAGCATATGCACCGCTCCATTATCTATTTGTAGATTGAAACCATTGGCATCATTATCTATTGTTCCTAGAGCAATGATTGGATTATTTGAACAATTACCAGATTCATCTTTGATAACAATCATTCTGCCGTTTGTTGAGGCAGGAACTGTGATTGTCACATTACCAGCATAATTGACGCCAATGTAATAGTCATTTGCGTCAACAGTGTATGTTGAGGAAGTGATGAGAACAGTATTGACTAAACCAGTTCCTGCTGGACCTTGTGGACCTTGTGGACCTTGTGGACCGCCACCACCACCTCCACCAGAATCAAATGTGAAAATTCGATTCACACCATCATATTTGACATATAATCCATCTGAGGCAGAAGTGCGATCTAGATCATCTGCGTCCCAAATACGAACAATACCAGTGCCACCACCACCCCAAGACAGTGTATTGACCTTCTTGAGCAAGTCCATTACAGTCTTGCGTAGTGCTTCGAATTCCTTATCCATCAACGCAGTGGCTAATGGCGGCTTCTTGGTATTTGCGACTGTGTCGAGATAAGCAGCGACTTGCTGCACTTGATAATCTTCTGGCGGTTGTAGATTCGTCTCAGCAGGTTTTGGTGCTGGTTCTACGACCTCAACGATTGGAGTTTGCTCTACTGGTTTTGGTGCAGCAGCAGACTCTTTGAAAAGAAGTTTAGCGAGTCGTTCTTCTTTCTCAATGGATTCAATCAAAGCCTGATCGACTGGCTGACCAAATGCTCGAGCCATTTTGACGAGCAATTTCTTTTCTTCAAGTGATTTCATAATTTTAGTTCAGTTTGATGATTACGATACCAGAGCCACCAGAACCACCAAAAGATCCAGGTGATGTTCCACCCCCACCACCGCCACCATAATTGGTCAATCCGTCTGATCCGTTGCCGCCGCCACTGCCTGGATTTCCATTTCCACCACCGCCGCTACCACCCAAGCCACCACGACCTCCTCCTCCACCACCAGCGCGTACAACTGCTTCACCAGAAATTGAAGATGTTGCTCCATCACCACCGTTACCAGCAGAACTACCAGTTGCATCTGAACCAGCAGTGCCTGCTCCACCACCTCCACTTCCGAACAATCCAGGATTATACCCACCATTTCCACCATTATTTCCTTGAGATGGAGATGTTGATGGAGTATTTCCAGCACCACCTGCGGTATATCCACCTCCACCTGAGCCACCAGAAGGTGCAGATGGGCTGGGAACAGGATCTCCGCCTGTATTTGTGCCACCACCTCCGCCACCGCCTGCAGAAGTTATATCATTGAAGATTGAAACAGAACCATTAGTCCCTTTTATTGTAGAACCATTGCCTCCAGCTCCACCAGCACCAACAGTGATTGTATATGTGTTTCCTGGAGTTACAGATAAGTTTGCTCCTGCGCGATAGCCACCTGCGCCACCACCACCAGCACCACGATTACCCCTTATATCAAATCCACCACCACCACCGCCAGCAATGACAAGATAATCAACAGAAGTGACACCTTCTGGAACAGTCCATTGTGATGTTGTTGTGAAAACAATTCCGCTTGATGTTGGAAGTATATACTTGAGAATTACAATGCCAGAGCCACCTGGACTACCATCAAACCCACCAACATATCCACCAGAGCCACTATCGCCACCACCACCGCCGCCACCGCCTGAATTGGCGAGCGCAGCTGTAGGTCTTCTTGACCCACCTTGGCCATTTGAATATCCGCCATTTCCAGCACCACCTTTATTTGCAGTTACTGATGTTCCACCACCTAGTCCATAATCGGCAACACTCAATGAACCAGAAAATGCACCGCCTCCCCCACCACCAGCATAATACACTGCTGTCCCAGAAATTGAACTTACAGCTGCAGCACCACCCATGCCGCCATATTCTGAATATTGTCCTGCTGCAGCAGTACCACCAACTCCACCTGCTCCCCCACCACCGCCACCACCAGAGTAGGCATTTGATGGACTTATTCCACCATTGTTACCTTGTGATGGAGATGCTGGTGGAGTATTACCAGCACCACCAGCTGCGTTATTCGAATCTCTTCCTGCACCACCACCAGAACCACCACTATTACCTGGTGCCTGAAATACTCCACCAGCTCCACCACCATTTGATGTTATTGTGGAAAATGAACTATTTGATCCATTATATGTTGTTCCACCAGTTGAACTATCGGTAGATTGCGCACCACCAGCACCAACAATAATAGAATATGTTTGTCCTGGAACAACTGCAAGTCCTGCGCCAGTTCTAAATCCACCAGCACCTCCACCTCCACCGCGAGGACCGCCGCCGCCTCCTCCAGCAATCACCAAATATTCCACCTCAGTTACGTCAACAGGACAAGTCCATGTTCCAGAAGATGTGAATGTGGTAATTACTGTTCTACCGAAATTCCATAATGGATTGCGGACAGCTCTTGTGACTGCGCTGCTGATCAGCGGATTCAATCCACGATTGGCGATAGAAAGAAATGATCCAGTCTTGAAGCCCATATTAGGTTATTTCTGTTCCGAATACACTGAACGATAGATTTGCGTTTGCGCTGTATACTGAGATAATATCAGTATTTCCCAATGTTACACCCAATGATAGAGCAACAGTATCCAATGCTGCAATCGGAGCATCGTATGCGATATAGTGATCATTTGCAAGTGCTGCTCCAGCTGGCTGCGCTGCAACACGATACGTGCAATTGGCATTATCATTTCTATTGACAATTACAATCGAAGAAATCACTGCTTGAGTTGCAGCAGGAACTGTATAGACATTATGTGTGGTATTTGCAGTTGCTGCAATTTGACCGAGAATTTTAAATGTTTCTGCCATCTTAGAGTCCACTCATGAGGAAAGATTTACTGAATCCACCACTACCGCCACCACCAGTATTCGCTTGCGCAAATGCTGCATTGGCTTGATCGTATGCAGTGTTCGCAGTAGACAAAGCAGTGTATACCTGATTCCAAGTATTGCTATCCATCTGCGTTGATGTAATTGTGTTGGCTTCAATAGCGGAGCCAGGAAATTTGTATATTGCCATTATTCGTCCCTATCAATTCTACTGTATTTAGAATGTGATACTACCAGAGGCATTGAAAACATAAATTCTAAATCCACCAGAAACGGTGACGGTTGGGCTACCTGTTGTTGTGGCTTCAGGACTTGTGTCTGGATATTTGATGATGACCACACCAGAACCACCGTTTCCACCATTTCTGACACTACCTCCAGGACCTGCAGGAGTTGGAGTGCCATGGAATCCACCACCACCTCCACCACCACCTAGATTGGTGCCACCATTACCAGCTGCACCTGTCGCTGGAGTTGATCCACCACCTGTCCCACCACCACCTGCTCCACCAGCCTTTTGCTGCGAAGGAGTGCCTGGATTACTTGGACTGGCTCCTCGAATTCCGCTACAACCACCACCACCGCCACCGCGAGTCACAGAAACGCCTGTGATCGTTGATGCTAAACCATCACCGCCACCACCTGCATCACCACGTGGAGCAGGAGAAGAACTTGCGCTGCCGCCAGGAGCACTTGCGCCGCCTCCACCACCACCAAGAAAACGTTGTGTTGCTAGTGCTCCAGAACCTCCACCATTACCTTGAGATGGAGAAGTTGATGGAGTGTTACCTGAACCACCAGCATTTGCTGGGGCAGCACCACCGCCGCCTGAACCACCATTTCCGCCAGCTAAATTATAGCCTCCACCACCTCCACCGCCAGCGGATGTGATTGCACCAAATAGTGATTGAGTTCCACTTCCACCGACTGAGTATGGAGAGCCAGTGCCAGTACCACCACTACCAACAGTGATGGTATATGTTGTTCCTGGAGTTACTTCAAAATCTGTACCTGTGCGATAACCACCAGCTCCACCACCTGCACCGATGCCGCCGCCTCCACCACCACCAGCAAGAACTAGATATTCAACAAAAATTGGTCCAGCAGCACCAGAAATAACTTTTCTTCTGGCGATTTGAATTCCTACACCACCAACGACAGAAATTGAGCCACTAGCAATTGTAGAGATCAGAGGCATGATTATTACACAAATTCAGTTTTTGAACCAAGAACAGTATATGTATTTGCAGCTGTCTTGATGATTGTGAACCCAAACGCATCAATAGCGTCAGTGTTTGCTGTTGGAGCTGAGTTGCCCGACCACTTTGGAGTTACGGGAATATCATCAATTTGTACATTAGAAATCAAATAACCTGTAGCGCCATTGGTGATTAGAACCAATGACGTCATTGATTGCCCATTCGACAAAATAGAATCTAATGTTGTTGTGCTATTGCCTCTAAAATTGAGAGTACAATTAGCAGTAGAATTCGACGTTAGATAAGTCACAGCACCGTTTAGAAGATCAACAGTTAGATTTGCACTCATTGCTGTTGCGCTCACATTGACTCGTTCTTTTGTTTGCTGAAGAGTCGTGGTAGTTTCCATATTCAAACCACCAGCAGAAATTGTCAACTGACCTGTCATTGTATCGCCAGTTTTCAAGACTCTGTCTGTTGGTGCTATATTAGAAGCCAACTGAGTTGTGGTCAATGTATTTGCTTGAACAGCACTACCTGGAAGTTTATAAACTGTTGGCATTTACTTGTCCCTCAGCGCAGCAGTTGGTGGAGTGAAGTTAGCAGTATAACGAGCGTAGCCCTTGGTGATACGGAAGTCATCGAGATAACCATTAAATTCGTCACTACTCAAAGTAGGACCTGATCCTATACGAGCCTGTTTTGTCCCACCACCATCGATAGATCCACTGTATGTGGTGTTGGCTTCAAGCGCACCATTTATGAACAATCTAAAAGTATTTCCGCTTCTAGAAACTGCAACATGAAACCATTCATTATTTCCGATAGAAGTTGTGCTTTGCAAAATTGGTGAAGTTGATGAGTTATAAACATAAAATACAACCTTATTTGAATAAGAGTCGTGGTTATGAATCAACCCAATAAAATTGCTTCCAAACGCTATGTTATTTGAATAAATGTATGGGAATGAACGAACTTTACTTACACCATAAACCCAACACTCTATTGTAAAATCCACACCACCAAATGCAAATTGAGGGCTCGATGGCGTTTGGATATAATCCCCACTACCATCAAAGTACATCGAAGCAGTACCATACTTATATTGTGAAGTGCTAACTTTCGCATCACCAACAGTTTCAATTACATTCTTCGCTGTTTGATCGAAGATGCCAGCGTTGGTGAAGTTGAGGAGTAGAGATGTGTTTGCGATGTTTGTCAGTGGTGCTGTTGGAACAGTCAACGTTGAGAGTGTTGGATTATAGACAGCTGATCCGCGAACTATTCTTAGATCAGAAACATAACCGCTATAGTGATAACTCTCAGTAACACCTGCAGTAGAACCTATACTACACTTGTCTGATGCAGAAGGTTTGCTGAAATTGGTTGCTGTTGTTGTGCCGATTCTTGTTCCGTTTATATAGAAAGATAAATTGGTTCCATCATAGGACATAGCCATGTGAGACCATCTACCTAAAACAGTAGAAACAGTGAATGCTGGTTGCCAATAAGTGTAACTACTTCCGTTATAATAACCAAGACTTATAACACCACTACTCAATTCTATACTAAGAATATATTGCCATCCATTTGTACTATTCCATGCACCAGCACCGCCACCTTTGGATATGATATATTGTCCACCAGAAGAGGTTGTGAAATAAGTCCACCACTCCAGAGTAAATGGTTGTTGACTGATACCTAAATCTGTCGCTGTGCTATTTGCTGGCATCAAATAATCAGCTGATCCATCAAAGTATACACTACCACCAACAGCAGCTGGTGAGTATGCAATTGATGGTGCGAATGGAGAGAAGGCTTGAACTGAAGTGTCGCCAGCGCGAGTAATCGTGAATGCATTGGTGCTATTGTCTACGAAGCGGTTGCTCTGACAGGTCAGCAGAGAAGTGTTGGTAATAGCGGTGAGTGGTGATGTTGGTACTGTCAGGGTCGATAATGATGGATCATATACTGCGGTCCCCTTCACCAAACGAACATTAGACATATATCCTAAAAATGCTTGAGCTGATGCAGCATCAGTATATCCTATGAACACACTTGCTGCTGCATTTAAATCATAACTGCTAGTAGTTGTTTGTTGTCTGATTCCGTTAACAAAACAAGAAATAGTGGTGCCGCTTCTTACGATAGCGATATGTTGCCAAATGTTGGCTGAATAAGAAATAGCAGAAGAAAATACTCCACTAGTGGCAAAGGCTAGAGTAAATGTAGCATCATTGTTTAAAATAATAGACCACGCACCTGCTTCAGTATTTCCTGTTCCAATTGGACGCATATACGCATTTGTTTGACTCGGATACATCCAAAATTCTATAGTAAAATCTCCTGTACCGAAACGCAATGCTGTATTATCAGCTATTGTTAGTCTATCTCCGCTACCATCAAAATAGTTACTCCATCCAGTCTGACTGAATGGACTAAACGTTCCTTGTGTAGCATTACCATATCTTGTGATTGTTAGATTATTATTCGAAGAATCTACGAATGTATGATTGTTCTGATTGTTGGTTCCATCTGCGTGAATCAATAAAACATTGTTAGCAAACAACACACCCTCACCTGAAGAAACAGTCACACTAAATTCTCTAGATGATGCGCTTTGATTTTCAGCATCAGTTGCAATCACTGAAAAGTTGTATGTCGTCTCAGTTCCAGGAGGTGAACTCAATGTTCCGCTGATCAATCCGTTAGCAGCCAGTGTAATTCCTGTTGGCAATGAACTGCCACCAGCAAGAGCATAAGTGACTGAAGAATCACTGGTTGCTGATACACTATAACTCCAAGCAGAACCTTCATCTTGAGAAGCAGCAAGACTTCCAGCAGAGGTGACCCAGACTGGTTCACCAGAAACTCTCAATCCTGGAATATGAATGGCTGTTGCACCATCTTCTGGATTGATTACATAAACTGGATAAGTCGCAGAAGAAAGAGCAGGAGTTGTAATTGCTAGATTACCTGCTGAAATAAAGGAGATCGAAGGAACAGCGTTTCCGTTGATATACACATTCGCATTTGCAGCGAAACCAGAACCTGTAATATACACTGTCTGACCGCCAGCAGTGTTTGCTGCAGTATCATCTCCAGGATAGATCAGAGAGGAGACGCGAGGACCACCACCTGCTGAAATCTGACTGACAACAGTCGTCTGCAACTGTGTTACTGTAATTGTATTGGCTTGAATCGCGCCACCTGGAATTTTACGAGCCATTATTTGTCCTTGAGTGCAGAAGTTGGTGGTGTGAAGTTAGATGTGTAGCGAGCCTGACCACGTGTAAATCGGAAATCGTCGATATACCCAGTAAACAAATCAGAACCATCACTGGTAAATGATCCAATGGCTAACTTTTGCGAACTACTTGCAAGAGCACCAGAAACCGTACCTGTAACTACAGACGTACCATTTAGGTATGCAACACAGGAAGTTCCACTTCGAACAAACGCGACATGATTCCATGTATTTGCAGTAACCGTGCCTCCAGTAGAATTTAGTGCCCATGAACTACCAGAGGTTGAGAGACTAAACAAAATTGCTGATCCATTGAGACCCATGGAAAATGGACCAAATGATGCAGCACTCGCTCGGCGTCCACAAAGACCTTGATATGTAGGTGCTACTGAGGTGGCATAAAACCACATCTCAATAGTAAAATCTCCACCAATATCAAAAAGTACATTGCTAGGAGCCAACAACCAGTCTCCAGTCCCATCAAAATACACTGAGCCAGTCCCATACTTATACACGCTAGTACTGATTTTTGCATCACTTTGTGTTTCAATTACATTCTTCGCAGTTTGATCAAAAATACCAGCGTTGGTGAAGTTGAGGAGTAGAGATGTGTTGGCGATATTTGTCAATGGTGCAGTTGGGGGTGTGAAGTTGTCTGTATAAAGCGCAACGCCTTTGATCAATCTTAGACCAGAAACATAAGCCTTGATATTACTGTTTGCTCCATCCCAATTACCACCACCAATTCTTGGTCCTGCTGAATTCAAATTCCAGTCAACAGAAATTGTAGATGTGGTTTCTGCATCTTTCACACCATTTACATAAATTCTAAAGTTATTCCCATTTCTCACGAAGGCTACATGATGCCAACATTTTGGTGCATATGTATTAGCTGTTAGCATCAATTCATTTACACCAGATCCACCATTAGGTGTAGAGTTCCCAGCATATTTCGCTACATAAAATTTATTTGCATTACCAGTATTGTTGTATCTTATATTGATTCCACCGACACCCGAAGTCCAATCATTAGATCCAAAAATATTAGGATATAATGTTGAAGTTCCATCATCATAATACCAAAATTCAAGCGTAAAACTATCAGCGCCGCAATTGAAAGCAGAATCATTTGATGGTAATGTGAGATAATCTCCACTTCCATCAAAATACCCACTACCACCAACATTCGCTGTTGAGTATGCAGCAGTTGGTGCGAATGGAGAGAAGGCTTGAATAGAAGTATCACCATTACGAGTGATGGTTAGATTATTGGTGCTATTGTCAATAAATCGATTAGACTGACAGGTTAGCAGAGAAGTGTTTGCGATAGGTTGAAGTGGTGTTGTTGATGGTGTGAAGGCTTCTGTGTAAAGTGCAGTGCCTTTGACAACTCTTAAATTGCTGATGCTACCTGTTGCGTAATCCGATCCAGAACCACCACCATAATTCACACCAATTCTAACTGCAGAAGTGCCATAATTTGTAGAACTTGAGAATGATAATACTTCTGTTCCATTATAATATAATTTTGCTGTTCCTGAAGAGCGAACATAAGCGAAGTGATTCCATGAATTTAGAGGAACTGTTTGGCTACTATTTCTGACAGAACCATCATAAACACCAAAAACACCAGAAGTATTGATATATAAATTTAGTGTATCATTTGCGTTTGAGAATAATGTTGCTGTTGTTGATCTGCTTGTATGGTAAAACCAACATTCTATAGTAATATCACCTGTGCCAAAACCAAAGGCTGCATCACTTGGAAATGACAAGTAATCACCGTTTCCATCAAAATAGTTACTCCATCCAGTCTGACTAAATGGACTAAACGATCCCTGCGTAGCATTACCATATCTTGTGATTGTGAAGTTATTATTCGAAGAATCTAGAAACGCATGATTGTTCTGATTGTTAGTTCCATCAGCGTGAATCAAGAGAACGTTGTTGGCAAACAGAACACCTTCACCACTGGTCGTTGTCACAGTAAATTGTCTTGTAGAATCTTGATTCTGAGCATCTGTTGCAACAACAGAGAATGTATAAGTCGTTTCTGTACCTGGTGGTGAAGATAATGTTCCTGAGATAACACCATTTGCTGCTAAAGAAATTCCAGTTGGCAATGAACTGCCATCTGCAAGAGCATATGTAATTGGATCATCACCAGTTGCTGACAAAGAATAACTCCATGCGGATGTTTCATCTTGAGAAGCATTTAGACTTCCTGCTGCAGTTACCCATGTTGGATCAGCAGAAACGGTCAAACCTGGAACAAAAATTGCTGTGGCACCAGTATCCGTATTGATAAAGTAGACTGGATAGATTCCAGCAGAAAGTGCTGGTGTCGTAAACGAAACATTGCTCGCGCTGATAAATGACTTTGATGGAACAGCATTGCCATTGATATAGATGGCGTTGTTTGTTTCAAAGCCAGAACCGTTGATATAAACTGTCTGACCGCCAACTGTATTCGCAGCAGTATCGTCACCAGGATAGATCAGAGAAGAAACTCTTGGTCCACCGCCCGCAGAAATTTGTTCTGTAACATTCGATGATAACTGAGTCGTTGTAATTGATCCAGTTTGAATGTATGTTCCATCTAATTTGCGCGGCATTTACTTATGTTCCTGGTGTGAAATTGCTGGTGTATCTAGCAACCTTACTGACGCGAATTTCGTCCATATATCCATTCCAACTTCCTCTGTCGTCACTAAACTTACCAAAGAACGTTGTAGATGCAAGAGGCTCAAATGTTGACGATAGAGTATTCCAGTTACTATCATTATTGATAGTGCCCATATCAACACCATCCCAATAAACTTTCCAAGTACCATTATAGCGTACTGCTGCTATATGATACCAAGTATTTGTGGTGATGGTCGTAGATGTTAGACTTGCAGTTCCATATTTTCCATTGAAGCCGAATGAAACTGATGGGTTGCCGCTACCATTATTACTGACGAGTATATAAGGTTCTGCGCCAGAACAACTGGTGATAATCATATAACCGCCGCTGCCTGTACTTGGAAGAGCGTTGAATCTTGCCCAAAGTTCTATAGTTATATCGCCTTGCTGAGGAGCTCCATTAGGTATAGTGGCTGTTAGGTGATCACCACTACCATCAAATACAGCTGATCCAGTACCAAATTTATATTGAGCAGTGCTTATCTTGACACCACCACCAGCTCCAACAGTGCTTGTTGGTGATCTTACTCCACTAGCATTATCATCAGTGAACGTCGTGGAGTTATTTGCTCCATCTGCGTGTATCAACAATATTGTATTAGCGTCATTCACAAACGCTGCAATTGCAGTAGCGTCGATGCTGAATGCACTAGATGTCGTCTGCCCTTCGGCGTCAGTAGCAACAACGGTGAAGTTATAGGTCGTTGTATCGGCTGGCGGAGAAGATAATGTTCCGCTCAAAAGTCCGTTTGCTGCAAGTGTAATTCCAGAAGGCAGCGAACTTCCATCTGCTAAAGCATATGTGACAGAAGAGTCGCTGTTTGCCTGCAATACTCGCGAAAGTGCTGCTGATTTACTCCAAGATGTCAATGGAGAAGTCGTTATCCAAACTGGCTTTCCAGAAACTTGCATCCCTGGAATCAAGATTGCTGTTGCGCCGTCAGGATTGACAACATAAACTGGATATGTGGCGCTGCTGAGTGCTGCAGTTGTGAACGAAACAGAATTGGAGTTTGTTCGAGTGACTGACGGAACAGCATTTCCGTTGATATAGATTTGAACACCAGACTCAAATCCTGTTCCAGTCAGAACAACTGTTTCACTTCCTGTATTGGCTGCAGCAGTCGCGCTGTTTGGATAAGTGATTCCAGAAACTTTCGGTCCACCACCTTGAGAAATCTGATTGACAACCGTCGTCACCAACTGAGTCGTGGTGATTGTGTTGCTTACAATCGATGTTCCTGGAAGTTTGAATATTGTCATGATAGATTATTTATCTCTCAATGCAGCAGTTGGTGCAGTAAAGTTAGAGGTGTAGCGAGCATAACCTTTGGTGATGCGAAGATCATCGAGATATCCATTGATTACAAACCGTGTGCCACCAGCACCACTTGCATTTGAACCTATACCCATGATAGTTGCATCACTGAAATCAGTAGAGTTAGAAACTGATCCAACTGAATTTCCATTTTGATATAACGTCATCGTAGATGAATTTCTAACTAAAGCCACGTGAGTCCAAGTATTAGTGCTGACTGCTGTGTTAGATGTGATTACTCCAGACCCACCAGCGTAAATTATCAATCTACCATCACCATTTCCTGTTTGAAATAACAATGCACCAGCGCCAGTATATCCTTTATCTAAAGGTGTTTGATAACCTGCAATACTGACAGGATACCACCAGAATTCCATTGTGAAATTTCCCGTTCCCATTCTTAGATTTATATTGTCTGGAATCGTCAAAAAATCTCCAGTACCATCAAAATACATAGAACCTGTACCGTACTTGTATTGTGCAGTACTGACTTTCGCATCACCAACAGTCTCAATAATATTTTTCGCTGTATGATCAAAGATGCCTGCATTGGTAAAATTGCACAAGAAAGATGTGTTTGCAATATTCGTCAATGGTGTGGCTGATGGTGTAAAATTAGTTGTATAAACAGCAGTTCCTTTGACATATCGTAAACTTGATAAATAACCATTCAATGGAGAAGAACTTGTACTGTGGGTGTATGTTCCGATAGTTGGTACATATGTTGTATTCGTTAGATCTTGTGCATTTACTGATGGTGTTCCAGCAACACCATTGACATACACTGTCACTGTTCCACCAGAACGAACAGCAGCAACATGATTCCAGGCAAATGGTCTAATAGAATTTGCTGGTCCACTAATTGGCGTTCCTCCGCCAGAAGTAGTCATTGTCAACCCTGCTGTTGAGGACATTGCAAATAGAAAATAATTAGTTCCACTAACTGTTTGCGTCCAAATGTATTGATCAATACTATTGGTTGTTGGATATACCCACGCCTCAATAGTGAAGTCGCCAGTTCCAGGTGCAAAAGCAGAGCCAGCAGGAACTGTCAAATAGTCTCCACTTCCATCGAAGTATCCACTGCCACCAACAGTAGCTGCTGAGTATGCAACGTTTGTGGCAAATGGTCCATATGGAAGCACAGGAACATCACCGTTGCGGCTAATTGAGAATGCACTGTTGCTGCCGTCAATAAATCTATTAGAATGACAAGTCAATAGTGTTGTATTTGATACTGCAATAAGAGTTGATGCTGGTGTAGTGATTGTTGAAGAGGATGGATCGTATACTGAACTGCCCTTGACCATTCTGAAATTAGAGATATGAGCCCTTGTCCAATATGGATAGTCATCTCTCTGCATTCTTCCAATTCTAAGATCATTAGAAGAAGAAGGTGGCCAAGAAGATCCAAAACTTGCGTTATAATATTGACGCGCACCATTGATATAAGCAGCAAATGCGGTCCCACTTCTAGTGTAAACTACATGATACCAAACACCAGCAATAGGTGTATAAGTGAATGAAAATGCGTCACTAGCGTTTGCTTTTCCGAACCATGTATAGACAGTATTGTCTCGACCTATACCGAAAACCCATCCACCGTTTTGATCATTGCCCTTTGACAACAAAATTTGTGTGCTCTCCCAGCCAGATGATGGTTGTACTGGGAAATTGATCCAAAACTCAATCGTAAAATCAGATCCACCAAACTCATGAGCGGAATTGTTACCTATTTGTAGCCAATCACCGCTTCCATCGAAGTAATTACTCCAACCAGTTAGGCTGACAGGAGCAAATGTGCCTTGTGTTGTGTTCCCATATCTTGTAATCGTAAAATTATTGTTTGAAGAATCGATAAAATGGTGATTGTTCTTATTATTCGTGCCATCAGCGTGAATCAATAGCACATTATTAGCAAATGGTAAACCTTCACCAGAGGAAGCAGTAATATTGAATTGTCGGCTTGAATCTTGATTCTGTGAATCTGAAGCAATAACGCTAAATGTGTACTGCGTATCATTTTCTGGTGCAGGTGATAGAGTTCCACTAATCAATCCATTTGCAGCCAGTGTGATCCCAGATGGCAATGAACTGCCATTTGCAAGTGTATAGGTTATTGGAGCGTCACCAGTTGCTGATAGAGAAATACTCCACGCATCTGTTGTTCCAACTTCTGATAAAGAACTTTCTGTCACCCATGTTGGTTCACCAGAGACGAGCAATCCTGGATATAGAATCGCAGTTCCACCATCTTCAGGATTTACAACATAAACTGGATATGTTCCAGTTGATAGAGCAGGAGTTGTGAATTCAATATTACTTGCGCTGATAAAAGACTGCGATGGAACTGCTGAACCGTTCACAAGAATTTGAGCATTTGCAGCAAAACCAGAACCTAAAAGATATACAGTTTGCCCACCAGCAGTATTTGCAGCAGTATCGTCACCAGGATAAACTAATGATTTTGCTTTCGGTCCACCACCAGATTCAATCTGAGTCACAACAGTTGTTTGTAACTGTGTTGTTGTGATCGTATTTGCGGCGATCGCGGTTCCGAGTAACTGTCTAGGCATTTATTTTATTCCTTTATACCTTAATTTATAATGCTCTTAGAAGTATAATTCTGCCATTCGAATCTGCATTACCTGAGGTGCCTCTCAAACTGCTTGCGCTATTTGCTGCAGTACTTGTTGATCCAGTTTGAGTATTTCCGTTTGAAACTAGCGACGGATGCAAATAACCTGATCCACCACCACCAGCACCAGAAATGCCATCACCACCAACACGAGCTAAACCACCGCCTCCTCCATAATAACCAGATCCACCGCCACCACCTGGATATCCTTGATTACCTGTAGCACCTGCGCCACCAGTCAGTTGTCCACCAGCAGCGCCAGTACCTGATGCTGGGTATACACCATTGACACCACCAGCACCACCAGCAGATTGTGTTCCACCACCACCACTACTTGTTTGACCTGATGGTCCTCCACCAGCTCCAGCATTTTGCGTAGAATTATAATATTTGGCACCACCACCGCCACCACCAGCGATTATGACAGAGTTCGCAAATGTTTCGGTTCCAGCAAATACTCCAGTATATCCACCACCATTACCAGCATCACCAGGACCAGCACCGCCGCCATCCCACTGACCAACACGAATTGTGTAACTTGTTCCTGAATTGAACGTAACAGTTCCCTGTGAATATCCACCAGCACCAGCAGTTCCTGCTGCACTTGATGCTGTTTGTCCACCAGCACCCCACATAGCAACATTTACTGCAAAAGTCACTAGCGGAACGATTGTCCAAGTTCCAGAATTTGCGAGTGTTATGTTCGCTGTCGTCAAGTCAATCGTTGTATTGCCATTATATGCAGGACTAATCGTGACAAAATATCCTTGCACAGGGCTGATAATACTCCGAACATTGAATTTTTTTGAAGATAAATTAGCAGAACTCGATACTCGCCGCGCACTGAATTTCTGCGTCGATAAATTTGTAGTGTTAGCGAGTGATCTGATTGACATATTTCATCACGTCACTTCTGAACCGAACAGTGTGAAGCTGCAATTATGAGCGTCAAATGATGCGACTGATACAACATCATCAGCACCAAGAGTCATACCAATAGTCAGAGTTACTGTATCAACTGCTGCAACTGCTGTATCGAAAGCAATATAATGCTCATTTGCAAGCACTGCTCCATCTGGACGAACAGCAATTGTAAATGATTTTGCTGATTGTGATCTATTGCACACAGTCAAAGAAGAAACAACGGCTTGTGTTGCTGCAGGAACGGTATACAAAGTCGTCATTGAGTTTGACGATGGAGCAACCTGTCCTAAAACTTTATACTCTGTTGGCATTTTACATTCCCGCTAACATAAATGGATTGAAACCAGTATCAGATCCACGGAGAGTTACGTTGGCTGCGCCACTCTGACCTTCTTCAACTGTCACTTGTACAGTTGCTGAATTTACAAAGTTGATACTATTCGCATTTACAGACAAAGTAGTATTTGACTGGATTGCAAATGCTGTATTACTCAGCTGCGCAACAGTAATTGTTGCGTCTTGAATAGCAGATCCAGGCAACTCTCTGATTGTCATTAGACTTCAGTGCCAGGAATTTCAACCCATGACAATGTTTCTTCATCCCATCTGTACATCTTACCATCAGTTGGCTGAGCAACTGGTGCTTCCCATGTGCATGTCTCGTTATTGATCACCCAAGAAGCGTATGGTTTTGGTGGAATGAAAGCGTCGCGATCAGCATCATATGTGTAACCAATTCCTGCATAGTTTTTGCGGAGGGTTGCATTGTATGATGTTTGTTTCCAAGTACCGCCGAGCAAACGCTCGCAGAATGCTGCACCAATGTGTTCTTTCTCAACACCATTAGCGTCAGCAGTATCCTTGTTCGCCACCACGATAACTTGTGTTACGACATTGTTAGCATCTAATTGAGCAAAATGCGCCATTATTTTATTCTCCTAAACGTAGTCCTGTAAGTTCATCTTCGCTACCAACATAACCTTTCAAGAAGGTATTGAATGAAAGACTGACTCTCGTTTGTTCCGACTCTACAGCCACCACCATATGTGTAAGGCTAGAAGGAAATAGAACCAATCTTCCAGTAATCGCCTCGAACCACCAAGAGTCAGAATTATGTAAATTCCATTCTCTTGGCGGCACTTTCAATTGACTATATCCATCTTTGTAAAAATAGATTCTGTCTTTTGCATTATCAGATTGTACATAAAACACACCAGAAATAAAACTATTCGGATGAGCATGTTTATGATGAAACTGCCCCTTTTCCGTATAGTTCGCCCAAGATTGAGTGATGTACAAACTCACTTCATTCTGCGGCTTATAAATTTCTTCGAAGTATTTATTTACTGAAGAAATTAGAAAATCGTGTAGTTTAGATAGTTTTTTCTCTTTTAGAAGATAGTTGTTTACACTCGTTGTATTTCCCATATTTGGGCGTTGTTCTTGCCCGAGTATAAACTTCATTTCCGATTCTGTTAGAGTACGATCTAGATCAAACATCCCAACTGTCGTGGGAAAAATATTATATAAGTTCACGTTATTGCTCCATAGATTTCATAATACCAGTAATTTCTTCAATCTGTTTTTCAGTCCAAATAGTATTTATGGAGTCTTCGAAAGCCTTGATTTTCTCCATGGTATCCATTACTTCTTCCCAAGTTGGCTGAGGTCTTTCATCTTCCCAGCGTGTAAAATGAGAATTCGTTATTTCCCACTTTGCTCCTGGACGAAGCAATTCCATAGCCGTGTCGATACCATAAAAACGATAAATTTTTGATTCCATGATTATTCACCCTCTATTAGAAGTTTACTTTTAGAATTACAATACCAGAACCGCCGCTACCACCTGTGGATTGTGGTGATGAACTCCCTTGACCTGATCCACCACCACCTCCACCAAGATTGGCTATTCCATTATTTGCTGTTGATCCACCAGCTGGATTAGTATTGAATCCAGAACCAGATCCACCACCACCAGCACCGCCAGCGCCACTCGGAATTCCTCCATTATTTCCACCACCACCGCCACCAGCATAGGTCACTGATGCGCCAGAAAGTGATGATGAGAGACCTGCGCCACCTGCACCACCACCATATGGACTTCCGCCATTTTGACCTGCAGCACCAGCGCCACCGCCACCACCACCATAATATAGCGGCTGACCTGTTCCATTGCCGCCCGCATAACCTTGTCCTGGAGTTCCTGCAGATCCTGTGGTCGAGTAGCCATCGCCACCACCAGCACCACCACCAGAACCACCTGTTGAAGATCCTGGATTATTCGGACCGTATCCACCACCAAATCCACCACCAAGTGAGGTGATAGTTGCGAATGTACTATTACCACCAACTGTGCCTGTTGTAGTCAAACTTCCACTTGGTCCTAAACTCCAACCAACTCCACCAGCACCAATTGTAATTGGGTAAGTATTTCCAGCAGTGATTGGATATGCAGTTCCAGTGCGGAATCCACCAGCGCCACCACCGCCACCAACCCAAGCACCGCCACCGCCACCACCACCAACGATGAGATAATCGACAGATACTGAACCAGGTGGAGCAACCCAATTAGTTGAATTGTAGAAAACAATTGAATTGCCTGATGCAATTTTGTATCGAAGGATGACAACACCTGATCCACCTGGACCACCATATCCGCCACCGCCCATTCCACCTGGACCACTGCCGCCACCGCCGCCACCACCACCAAAGTTGGCAACACCAGATCCACCAGGATCAGCCAAACCGCTAGAACCAGGTGATGCTCCTTGTGCTCCTGCATTCGGGTCTAATACTTCTCCACCACCACCAGCACCATAACCTAAAGTTGTGCCAGTGATTGTTGATGTGGCATTTTGTCCACCTGGACCACCAGCACCACCACCACGACGTGTCGGTCCAGGAGTTGCATCATAGCCTTCTGGTGGAGAATATCCAACTATATTTCCTAGACCTGCAGGTGCGCCACCAGAACCACCTGATTTTGAACCGCCACCGCCACCACCAGTAGAAAAGATTCCACCAGGTGATATTCCAAAAAATGAATTTGATCCGTTAGAACTGGCTCCTCCTCCGCCACCAATGGTGATTGTGTATGTACTTCCAGGAGTCACTGCAAGACCAGATCCAGTTCTAAATCCACCACCACCGCCACCAACGCCGAGTCCTGGATTTCCACCATTGGTTCCGCCACCACCGCCAGCAAGAATTAGATATTCAACTTCATTGACACCAGCTGGACATATCCATTCACCAGATGACTTGAATGCCAAAACAGCATAATAGCCGCTGGTATCAGTGACGAAGTTGTAATAACGTAACGCACCGATGTCATTCATTGACCATATGCCCGCAATATTTGCGGCATCAGCACTAGGAAGATTTCTTTTTCCGATGAATGGTGAAGTCATTTTACGATAGTTGTAGTACGCTTACTGTTACATCTAGATGATCATTTGCTGTGCAGTTTGCTGTAATATAATCACCTGCTTCTAGGACTAGTTTACCTGTTAGAAAGGTGATCGCAGCATCTGCTGGAACTGGAACAGTTTTAGCCAAATATTTGGTGCTTGTATTGCTGCTATCAGTAGCAAAAACTGAGACGTCAGCAGAGTTAGCACCATCAATATTTGCAACCTGACCCATGATAACGATCGCGGTTGTGTTGGCTGGGCAAACATAGACGTTGGCATTCGCCGTCGTCAGTGTTTGATTGTACATCTTGAATACTTCTGCCATTTTATTCTCCGACTGATCAGCTCAATGCGATCACAAGACCCAAAGATGCGCCAGTTCCTGTACTGATAATTGTTGTTACACCCGAGTTTGCGGTATTTGCTTGATTATACGCTGCATTAGCGGCTGCGTATGCCGCATTCGCTGCTGCTAGAGCCGCATAAACTTGAGCCCAAGTATCCTCATTCATTTGAGTCGTCGTAATCGTATTCGACTCAATCGCTTCGCCAGGTATTAGATTTATTGACATCTTTATCCTACATTGAAACTCAGGCTAATTCTTTCTTGTTTCGTTGGGAGAGTTCGGTGGAGCATATGACTCATAAACACCATTCCCCTACCCACATTGCTATTTATTTCCACGTTATGGCAATTGTTTAGATTGTTCTCAGTATAATTCGGCAATCTTGGTTGCATAAAGTGCCATGGAGCCTGAAAAACAAAGTCTTTTTCTTCCGAGCTCTGTAGCCAAAATACTCCAGAAATCATCGAATCGTGATGATTATGTAAATCTTGATAACCACCCTCTTCATATAGATTCAACCAACTATCTAAAATGTGTAATTTTGAGTAGTCGATTTTCATTTGTTCGCAATAGACATAAACAAGATTACCTAGAAACTGCTTTATATTGGCGAATTCTGGTAAATCTAAAATATCACTTTTTGTTCGAACAGTACTGATACACTTACTATGAAAGGGTGCATCTGCATTGTTTATTACAATCTCTTTAGAAGTAGAAATCAAATCTTTTGTGACTAGACTTTTTTCTTCTTTATACATCACATGACACGGAAAGAGTGTCAACGCATTATAATGATTCATATCAAATTCCTATAAAGATAATTGCTCCGTTACTTCCATTCGAAGTTCCAAGACCACCATTGCCAATGCTAGGAGAATATTGCGGCGAAGTATTTGGAGTCCATCTATAATTTGCTTGTTGCGTATTCCCACTAGTCACAACATTAGTATTTATGAAGCCTGAGCCGCCGCCACCGCCGAAGCCGCCAGCGTCACCACCACCTTCACCGCCACCCCAATATCCACCACCGCCACCACCAGAGCCTTGGTCACCACCATTGTATGTGCCGATTCCGCCATTACCAAATCCAACGCCACCAGCAGCTGCTGGAGAACCTGTATTGCCACCGCCACCATTTCTTCCTGAGCCAGAAGCACCAGCACGACGACCACCATAACCACCAGCACCAGCAGCAGATTGTGTACCACCATAACCACCTGCTCCCACGCTGAGAGCATTTTGGCCAGTTGGACCACCACCACCAGCACCGCCTCTTGATTGTCCTGGTCCACCACCCGCAGAACCACCGCCACCACCTGCAACAATAATTGGATCTGAGTTAGTTTTGAATTCAATACCTGAACCAGCACCAGCACCAGATGCAGCACGACCAGAAGGAGTGCTGGCTCCAGCAGAACCAACAACTACATTATACTGAACTCCGTTCTTGAAGGAAATTATTCCTGTTGAGTATCCACCACCGCCACCAGTGCCGCCACCATATCCGCCGCCTCCAGCTCCCCAAACCTGAACATTGGCGCTAAAATCACCAAGAGGAGTTAGAGTATATGCGCCATTGGTTGTAATGTTGAATGTTGATCCTGTTGTGAGAGCAATATTGCTCTGACCGTTTACTGCTGGAGAAATGCTAAACGTGAACAAGATTCCAGTATAAGAGAATGCTTTTTCTGAACTTTGGTTTTCTTGGTCAGTTGCAACTACGTTGAAGTTATAAGTTGTTTCTGCTGCAGGAGGTGACGTCAAAGATCCACTAATCAAACCATTAGAAGCCAATGAAGTTCCAGCAGGGAGCGAACTTCCGTTTGCTAGGGTATACAATATTGTTGAGTCAGAAGTGGCTTCAAGTTGCTTGAGCATGCCTGAAGAAATGACAAACTGTCCGAGCGATGATGGACTAACCCAAGTTGGATCACCAGAAACCTGAAATCTTGGGAACGTTCCTACTCCACCATCCTGATTTACAACATATAACTGGTAGATGCCAGCTGCTAATGCTGGCGTTGTGAATGACAGAGAATTTGTATTTGCTCTAGAGACAGTTGGTGCTTCTGATCCACCAGAAACTGTTCCAATAAAAACACGAACGTTAGGATTGAATCCTGATCCAGTTACAGTGATTGTTTGACCACCACCAGTATTCGCAGCAGTATCATCTCCAGGATATCCAATTGAAATAACCTTTGGTCCGCCGCCAGCCTGAATGACTGCACTCACATCACCTGCAAGTTTACTTGTATCTACTGTTCCAGCTTCAATTGCTGTGCCGTCTAATTTACCAGCCATATCATGTTACCAAATAACGGATAATTACCACACCTGAGCCACCAGCACCGCCGCTACCATTTACCGCACCAGAATCTGTATATCCACCACCGCCACCACCAGAACCTGTGTTTGTTGCGCCAGCAGTTCCGCTTACTGTGCCAGTGCCACCACCAGTACCGCCAGTTCCACCGACACTTGATCCACCAGTAGCACCATTGCCACCATTTGGAACACGAGCACCACCTCCACCGCCACCACCATAGTAGGCTAGTGTTCCGCTGATGCTTGATGCAGCACCTGCACCACCCGCACCACAAACGCCGCTTGATGATGGAGATCCTGCGCCACCAGCTCCACCGCCACCTGCGCCTGAGTTATTGTTAGTTCCTGATGTACCACCAGCATTATTTCCAGGACCAGCAGCAACACCACCACCGCCACCAGCACCTTGACCACCACCGTGACCACCACCAGTGCCTGTACCGCCGCTGTTATATCCACCACCACCGCCGCCGCCATTGGCAGTAATACTTACACCAGTTGCTGTGATACTTGAATTGTTTCCTGACACACCGCCTGGATATGAACTATTTTGTCCATCATATCCAGCCGCACCACCAGCACCAACTGTGATTGTATAAGTTTGTACAGCAGCAGATGTGATATTACCTGTTTGAACGTTACCGCCACCACCGCCACCGCCGATAGTTTCACCACCACCACCGCCTCCGCCAACGACGAGATACTCAAGATTCAAACTGTTTGGATTTGCGGAAACTACAAAACTTCCAGAAGATGTAAACGTATGAATCTTATAATTGCCAGAATATGTGATCGTTCCACCTGTAGCCACCAATGATGGATTGATCACAGTAAGGCTAAATGTTCTTTCGCCGTATTGATTTTCAGCGTCAGGACCAGCAGCAACAGTAAAGTTATAAGTTGTGCTTACGTTTGGTGGGTTGGTTACGTTACCAGTGATTTGACCATTAGAAGCAAGATTGAGTCCAGGTGGTAGTGAGCCTGAAACGAGTGAATATGTTAGATTACTAACGACTGTATCATTCTTTGGATATTTGATGTAGACAATACCTGATCCACCTGCGCCACCATTTCCTTGGTGATTTCCACCACCACCGCCACCACCAGTATTATTTGCACCAGCACCACCAACAGTAGCACCAGCTGCAGATCCACCATTTGATCCGTTTGCAATACCACCAAGACCACCGATACCTGCAGGTGCGCCCCAGCTGCTACCACCACCGCCACCACCATAGCCACCTTTACCAGCAGTTCCAGCAGTGTGATTTGCGCCACCGCCACCACCAGCATAATAGTATGATGTTCCTGAGATATTTGAAGAATATCCATCGCCACCATGACCAGCACGAGTTCCGCTTACAGCATCGATGGTTCCATTAGCCATTCCAGCCAATGATGTATTGCCACCTGCGCCACCACCACCGCCAGCGTAATATTGATCACTCACTTGAGTTTCTGGCGAGTGTCCACCACGAGTACCAAGTTGCCATGACGGAACACCAATTGCATCTGCACCTAATGATTGTGGTGCACCTGAGTAACGATATCGTGCAGCAGAACCACCGCCACTACCACCAATTCTAGCATTACCACCAACATAAGGAGCATCAGTTCTGTGACCTGATCCAGCACCACCACCACCAACTGCAATGATAGTGTTGCCGAAAGAAGTATTACTGCCATTAGCACCTGCAGTTGGTGTGGCAGCATAACCTGTTCCGCCAACACCACCAGCACCAATAGTAATGGTATAATTTGTAGCAGTGACGTTTACGGTGTTTGCGAGTACACCGCCACCACCTCCACCACCGCCCATGTCGTTACCACCACCGCCGCCCGCAGCGACAACGAGATATTCAACTGCACCACCACCAAAAGAAACGTTGAATGTTGAGGTTGATGTAAACGTATGAATGGTGTAGTTATTGATATTTGCTACTGTACCGCCAGTTGCATAGATTGGAGTTAGATCGCCTTCTGCATAAGCAAACAAAGGGGCGAGGGAAACATCAGTATTTGGAGAAACAGTGCCCAGATCTGCATTAGTCAACCATGTTGGCGTTCCTGATAGTGTAATTCCAGGAAAATAGACAGCCGAACCACCGTCTGTGTTTACAACATAAAACGGAACTGTTGTTCCTTGAGTATTCGCAGGAACTGTGAAAGAAAGAGAATTAGCATTTGCTCTGGTGACTGTTGAGGATACAACACCATTCACATAAACAGCAACTCCAGGATTGAATCCAGTACCTGTAACAATTACAACTGAGTTGCCTGTATTGTCTGCGGCAAGAGTACCATTAGCATATTCAATAGCAGTGACTTTTGGACCACCGCCCTGAGCGATGACTTGCGAAACATCAGCAGCCAACTGTACAGTCGTGACTGTGCCATTCGCGATAGCATTTCCAGATAATTTGCCAGCCATAGAATAACTAACTCCAGTATTCTGTTATACCGCCACCGCCACCACCGCCACCACCTGCGCCGCTTCCACTATAAACGCCATTTGCTTCATCGATAACATTGACTGGTTTGATCAATGTTTGAATAGATGTTGGCGTTCTTCTTGTTGTGACTTGAACTTGTTTTTTGTCTTTATATGACGTAGTTATTTTGGTATAATTTGTTCGATTTACAATAAGAGAATTCACAATTCGATTATCTTCTTTTATACTCTTACTTTGATTCTCATTTTTCGCATCCATCACATAAACATAATTTTCTCTCAAGATACCAGACTTCTTATTTCCAGGAAGAGTTTCGGAAATCGCAACATAGATCATATTATTTCTATATGGAATTCTATATCCATAAATTCTAGACGACTCTTCAACAACGACAGGTGTAACGTTTGCTATAATTTGAGAAGAATTTACTTGAACAGCCGCAGCAACTCTAGGATTATATGTTCTGAAGTTCTGTTCGTCAGATACTACAGACACAAATTGATTAGTCGTGCTAAATGTTCTGTAACCTGCGTTACTTGACTCAAATGGCAGAGAACTATTCACATAGATCGCAACGTTAGTTGTTGATCCAATATTACTGGGAATTCTATAATCAGTTTTGACTAATGCATTATAACTCTGAGTTGGTCTTACATTTGCTCGACCAGGAGACAGTGTTGACCTCACATCAACTGTGATAACCGAACCTAACTTTATTACATTATTCGATGCAAGTACAGTTAGGTTCGGTTGATAAGAGTTGAACCGAGTGTCAACTAATGCCATCAGATGTCAACACTAGCAATGATATTATTCAATCCACCACTTGAAATCGTTACAGATACAGTGGTATTTGCTGAGTTGCTTGTCGTCACTGTTGTATTCTTGCTATTGCTTGCGGTAAAGATCATTCCATTACCGTCAATCGATAGAGAAACGTTTGCAGCAACACGAGCACCCTGACTATCATAGGCATTGACAACTGCAGTCGTTGAGATGTTATTACCAGTGAATGTGTAACTGGTATTTGCCATCACAACACTGATTGTGATTGGTAGTGAAGGTGTGATCATATGAATTGTATGATAACCCTTTTCTCTACTTGAACCCCAGAGTCTGTTGCTTTGATCGAGACCAATCATTCTAAACTCTGTTGGATATGTTCCAGTTAGAACCCATCCATCATTTGCATTGAAGGTGTAGAATCTCAAAGCATTTACCACAGGAACTGCCATGTGCGTTCCATCAGCATTGATTGGTAGAATATCTCTTGGCATATCATTTACGCTAGAGAATGTCAACTTACTGTGATAAGTGAGAACGTCATCGCCAGTTCCTGATCCAATTGAATAAGTGATCATTGTACGTTTTGCAGCACTACTCCAACGGCTTGATCCGTTACCAAATGCAGCAGACTTATCGATCAACCAGAAGCTGATGTAGCGAGTGCCATTGACAACAAACTGCCATGGCTGCATACGCCAGCTGTTACGTTGATAACCGTCAGCGCCTTCAGTTGTGTATGCAGCAGCATGAGTTGCATATGTATCTGATCCTGCATAGTTTACTGTTGTGTTTGCAGCACTGATAGAACCATCAGATGGATTCCAAACATAGCGAATAGGAGCAAGCGCAGAATAAGTTGCATCGAAGTGGCATCCGTAGAATACGCGACGAGTCGCGCTATCACGATAGATGTTACTTGGGAATGAGTTTCTGTAAGAAGTCGTGTTTCCGCGAGTGCTTCCAGAAATCACAGTCGTTGATGCAAGTGTTGATGCGTTCAGTTTATAGATGTTATACTGACTATATTGACCGATATAGCAAGAAAGGAAATACAAGAAGCCAGCATCATCGCGACCCATGAAGAAGTGTCTATATCCACTCATGTCGAGTGGTCTTGTCAAACTTGTCATTCCTGACTCGTAACCAGTCCACGTCATGACGCGATCGATTTCAGCTCTATTTCCAAAGAATCCCCACATTCTATTATTTGATGCATCTTCAAACACAAAATGTGATGGATATCCCTCACCGTTACCTGACTGATATGATGTTCCAAGAGTTGCGTCATCGGCGACAATATGAATATTATTGTAATTATCACCATTATTTACGCTCCATCTGCCAGGAATGGTATAATAAGATTTACCACCTGCTGTTTTCCAACTTCTCTTTACTGGGAAGTTAGGAAAATCCATTGCGCGCCAACGACTATCAAAGTTATTAGTTCCATAGTGCTGCGCGTCAGCGTTACCCCAGCATATTGCTGTACCTTTTGATAGTTCGATGAGACCCACATCTACAAAATTATCTGATGTATATGTGAAGAGTTCAGCATGATTGAAGTGGTATTTTTGCATCCAAAGTGGGGATAGAGTATTTGCATCATATCCTTGACCTTCGATGAAAATTCTGTTTTTAGAGAGGTTTGCATCTTCGATGATTGCAAACATCTGTTGATGTGTTCTGTTTACTGCAATTTCTGGCATTTTACGCTCCTTATTCTGACGGTGGTGTTTCTACTGGAACACCATGCAAGTGTTTGACTGATTCCCACCAAGCATCGGCTTCTTCTTGATTTGCCCATGCAGGTTGTTCTCCTGTTGCGGTGGGTTTGAATGGCTGATAAACCAAAATTTGATCCCCATCTCGAGCCTCAAAAACACCATCATTATAATGAGTTGTAATTGCCATTGTTAGTTCCTAGTATATAAGAAAGTTACAGTAAGATCGGCACCAGGCACACCAGAGCCAAATGCTTCGGTATCTACGGAAATATAATCTCCAGTATTTATATTTGAGGATAAATTACCGAGTATTGTTGAGGTTTGTCCAGAAAGTATATTCAGAGTCAAGAAATTCGAACCATTTTTTAGAATAACGAATCGAGCATTCGAACCTTCTGGAGCAGTTCCGAGTCTGGTTTGAACGCCTGTAAGAGTGATATTACTTGGGACATACCATCTCTGAGTTCCTGCAGAAACCGTTAGATTTCCGATCTTATTATAATGTCTCTCAAGAACGGTCTTATTTGCATTGATTCTAGAATCAGCCTGACCCGCGACCCAATTGATAAACTCTGAAGTCGTATTCGCATAATCAACAAAGTTCTTAGGAATCCATTTACCTGTTAGCGTATCTTTCCATAAGAAAGACATCGCCAAATCGCCAGCAAGAGGATTATCAACCGTAAGTTCATTATACATTCCATTCTTACGATGCTGGAGATATACTTTCGGAATTGAGTTTGCGCCTAGATTTACTTGCAAATCACGAACAACGACATTTCCGCGCATCGTTCCATGATTTCCGCAAGAATAATAAATGTTATTTGGTGTATTTGCAGCAACAACCCATGTGAGTGTGTTTCCAGAAGTGGCTCTTGAACCAGTAACACCTTCTAGATATTCTCCGACATACTGCCCAGAAACGAATTCTGCATTACTAGAAGTTGTCAAATAGAGTGGGTGATTTGTTTCTTCTCCAATGACTTGAAATTGATATGCGCCACCCCGATAAACAATAATCTCTTCATTATAGTTATGGCTTTCGTCCACATGCCAGTGAGCAGGAACTCCACCTCCTGCATGCGTCATCATTCCTTCGAAGGTGATATTGACATTTGGAGCTGTTAGAGTTGGTGCTACGTTACCAAAAGTTTCTGGAATGGTCCAAGAAAGAGTTTGTACAACGTTTCCGTTGATTGTTGTATTTGCATACACAACACCATCAACTAGATTATCATTACCTGCGCCTGGAATCCATTTGATGAATGCATTGTGGACATGAGTTGCACCTATGACGCTCGTCACATTTAGATTGCTGGCTTTATTAGTCCAAGTATAGATACCTTTTCTATGAAGAGTGAGGGCTGGATCTAACTGGTCTATTGTTTCTGTTCTATTATATGGATTACCATTTGGAAGCCATGACCATGACCATGATCCTGATGCGCCCATTCCATGAGCATCAAGAGTGAAGTTCAAAACTTCTGGTGGGAATTTTTCAACAGAGTTGAGTTCCATTACATCACCGCTAAAACCAACGTTTGATGCAACAACGCTTTCAATTTCAGCAATATTCAGAGAACCATTTGTTGTGTTAGAAGTTGCTGTTTTACCTTCAGTAGTGATGATCAATGCTTTTGGATTTGGAACATTTTCTGTTGGTTTTCCAATGATAGCAACAGTTCCTGTATTCGCATCAATTGACAATCGAGCACCACCAAGATCAATGGTGCTTCCGCTGAGATACATGTCGCGGAAACGACCATTTGCTGTTCCTAAATCAAACAATTCGTTGTTTGCTGGAATCAAATGTCCGTCGATGACTGTATTCTTGAGTATTGCCATCTTATTTGTTCTCTAGTCTCTTGATCTTAGTATGTAGTTCTTTGATCGTTTCAATCAAATATGCTGTGAGTTTGGTATAATAAATGCCGATTGGATTACCTGCAGCATCAAACTGTACTAATTCTGGAGCCAACGGAGCAACCTGCTCTGCCAACAATCCAGCCTCTCTTCTGCTGTCACCAATACGATTATATGTGACACCTGATAAACTTTCTATTATTGATAATGCATCAGTGATTGGGATGACATTTTCTTTGACCAAGACTGTTGATGTTTCAACTAGATTATTGCAGCTGACTTCACCAGCAATGTAGATATTATTGCCAACTGTGACGTTGTTATTTGAAACATTCGCAGTTAGAGTTGTTGAAACAGAAAACACATTTGATGTTATGTCAAATGTGAGGTTTGATGTGCTTTCTGGAGAACCAGAAAGATTGAAAACAATTTCGGTATTTGAAGTTGTTCCGCTAATATCTGCAGTTCCTGCAGGACCTGATGGACCAGATGGACCTGTTGGACCAGCACCTTCGATTGTATACGCATCAACTGTTGAATTGGCTTCTGGTGCGACAAAGAATACAACATTTGCGCCAGAGATAGAATAATCTACGTTTCTCTGAAGAACCTTGTCGACAAATACAAGAACACCATTCGCATTATTTGGTGTTGTGCTGAGCGCAAACGTTGTGCACGCACCAGTTCCTGTGTAGTAGTCATAAGTTGTTGGATTACCACGAGGACCAGTTGGTCCCTGTGGACCTTGTGGACCTGTTGGACCACCAGACTCACCCTGAATACCTTGTGGACCCTGTGGTCCCTGTGGACCTTGTGGACCTTGTGGTCCAAACACACCCTGTGGTCCTTGCGGTCCTTGAGGACCTGCTTCACTGATTGTATAAACATCAATTGGTGCATTATTTGCTGGCGCTGTAGTAAAGATAAGATTTGCGCCATTCAAACTATATGCGGCATTTGGCTGCAGCACAGTATTGACGAATACAATTGTTGCGTCTTGATCTAATGGAGCATATGTAAGTGAGAACGTTGTGGTAGTTCCATCACCAGTAAACTCATTGCGAGTTGAACCAGGATTTTGTGATGGCACTCTACCCAAGCTGACCCATGAAACACCATTCCATTGCCAGGTAAACTGACCATAGGAATATGTGTCATTCAGACTTGGTGAATTTGGAAAATTTATTGCCATTTATCGCATGTATCCTAGTATTATACTATTTATTTTCAACCATTGAGTTTGATAATTACGATTCCAGAACCACCAGCACCACCCAATCCACCTGTATATGCTGGACCTGTTCTTGATCCACCACCACCGCCACCACCAGTGTTTGTCGTTCCTGCGCTTCCTACGCCGTTATTATTTCCATTACCACCACCGCCAGCACCACCAGCTCCTGCGGCACCAGTATTTCCACCATCATTATTGATTCCACCGCCACCACCGCCAGCGTAAGTTACTGACGTACCAGAAATTGTTGATGATGATCCAGCGCCACCGTTGCCTCCTGGTTGTGGATTTGGTGCTGATGGTGCATTTGGCTGGCTTTGGCCAACAGCACTTGCTCCTCCTCCACCACCACCGCCAGAATTGAATCCTGGAGTATGGAACCCAGAACCGCCATTATTGCCTTGTGATGGAGATGTGGCTGGAGTATTTCCGTTTCCTCCTGCAAATACAACATTTCCTGGATTATCGCCGCAGCCACCGCCACCAGAACCACCACTACCGCCTGCAGCACTTCCACTTCCAGCAATGCCATCACCACCTGTTCCACCGCCATTAGAAGTGATTGTTGAGAATGTACTATTTCCACCAGCTGATGAACCTGCGCCTGGACTGCCAGATCCGCCAGCACCAACTGTAATTGTATACGTTTGACCAGGAGTTACGGCAAATCCTGATCCTGTTCTAAATCCACCTGCGCCACCACCACCGCCAGCATCAAAGCCACCGCCACCACCGCCACCAACGACGAGATAACCAACAGAAGTGATACCTACTGGACATGTCCATTGTGCTGATGATGTGAATACTTGAACGCCTGTTGCAGGAATTCTATATTTGATGATTACAATACCTGATCCGCCAGATCCTGCAGCGGGTGCTTCCCAGCTGCCGCCTCCACCGCCACCAGTGTTTGTATTACCACTTGATGGTGCCCGAGTTGAACCAGTGTTGATTTCACCAACGCCGCCACCGCCAGCTCCACCTAATCCACCACCTGCTGCAAAAGCGCCACCACCGCCACCACCAGCATAAGTTACTGATGTACCAGTGATTGTCGACACGGCACCATCGCCACCGTTTCCTCCAGCCTGAGTGCTTGGATTTGCATTACCACCAACAGCGCCTGCACCACCACCGCCACCACCTGGCCAATAATTTGGCAAACTTGCGCCACCATTATTTCCTTGGCTTGGGCTAGTTGCAGGTGTATTACCTGCGCCACCAACTCTTTGAACTCCACTACCATCGTAGGTTGAGCCGCCGCCGCCAGATCCACCTGCAGCACCATCTGCGCCACTTGGACTATTAGCAAATCCAGCACCACCTCCACCACCACCGTTTGATGTTATGGTTGAGAATGTGCTATTGCTACCATTTGATCCTCTGGCTGGTGAATTGTTCGTACCACCACCGCCACCAGCACCAACAGTTACTGTATATGTGTTTCCTGCGACAACAGCGAGACCAGTGCCAGTTCTAAATCCACCAGCACCTCCACCACCTGTATCTGCTCCACCGCCACCACCAGCGACGACTAGATATTCAACCTCAGTGACACCAGCTGGGCAAACCCAAGTTCCTGATGATGTGAATGTTAGAATCACATCAAATGATCCTCCAGGAAATGTTCCATAGACAACGTTGAGCAAATACTCATTCCATTTCCACATACCGCTTGCGGCAGTAGTGGATGGCTTATTGTTTGCTCCAACGATGCCACCATTCAACTTCATTATGAGAGAACCTCATAAGAGCAAATGATTTGAACATTAGAATTTGTTCCAGCCTTACATTGAAGAACATCACCTTCAACGAGATACAAAGAAGAATCTTTTGACACAGCAACAAGTGATGCGCCAGCAGGGATCGTTGCGCCTCTAATAAAAGAATAACTTGCTGAACTGCGCAACAAATCAACACTTACGTTTTGACTTGCAGCTATATCAAGATTTGATGCTGATAGTGTTATGATTCTGTATATTGAATTACTATCAGCAGCATTTGAAACAAGATTAGCAAATTCAGTTGTGGCATTCATCACAGCTGTATTTCCAGTCATTGTCACTAATTGTCTAATATTTGGATTTGCCATTTTAGAAACCTAAGAAATAAGAGAACGCGAAACTGAGATTTAGATCACCACCAGGACCCTGTGGACCTTGTGGACCTATAGCACCGTTAGTGCCATTAGTGCCAGCTGCACCACTTGGACCACTTGGACCAGTCGGACCAACAGCACCTGCTGGCGATGCATCAACCCACTGACTTGATGTGCCATCACTATAATAGATTTTCAACACACCAGTATTGCTATCCCACCACAATGAATTTGCTTCTGGGCTGGCGGGTGGTGTTTCTGCAATACCAACGCTTGCACTACCTGCAATAAATGAAATGGTTGTCACACCATTCGCATTAGATGTACTAACATTTACAGTTGATGTATTCGCAAAGTTTAGAGTGCTTGTGAGGTATGGTGAGTTATTATTTTCAGTTACATTGATTGTAGATCCTGAACCAACAGGACCGACTGGACCCTGTGGACCTTGAGGACCACCTGATGGACCTGTTGGACCAATCGGACCTTGTGGACCTTGAGGACCTGTATTACCAATGTTACCCTGTGGACCAGATGGACCTGTTGGACCAGCATCTCTGATCGTGTATGCGATGATCGATGAATTATTTGGTGGGGGAGAACTGAAAACGATCGTATCGTTTGAGATATTATACGAAGCATTTTCCTGAATAACATAATTGACGAAAACAAGAGTTTGAGACTCAGTGTTTGGTGTTGTGCTCAATGTGAACGTTGTACATGCGCCAGTACCAACAAATTCATCTCTTAGAGTAGCAGTAGATCCACCACCGCCTCCACCAAGGCTAGTAAATGCGACGTTGGTGACACCAGCAGCATTTGAAACTTCTACAGTAACACTGCTGGTATTGATGAAGTTGATTACATTTGTGAGTGTATTCGATGCGCTATTCGCAGTGATATAAAGATCAGAACCTCCACCACCAGTTCCTGCGACGGATGCCCAAGACTCACCGTCCCACTGCCAGGTGTTACCACCGTAGGAATAGATGTCATTTAGACTTGGTGAACTTGGAAAATTTATTGCCATGAATTCTTTATCCGATTATCTCATATTTATTTTGGTTAGTTTGAGTTCAGTTTGATAATTACAATACCAGAGCCACCAGCACCACCATTTGATGATGTAAATGCTGGCGCACCTGGTGAACCAGATCCACCTCCACCACCGCCAGTGTTTGTTGTTCCTGCAGTTCCAGCACCAGGTGGAGTTCCAGAACCATTTCCACCACCACCAGCACCGCCTGTACCACCTCCACCGACACCACCAGCACCACCACCACCAGCATATGTTACTGATGTTCCTGAAAGAGAAGATGCAACTCCAACACCACCATTTCCGCCAATAGTTGGTGATCCGTTTCCTCCAGTAGCACCAGCTCCACCACCTCCTCCGCCTCCGCAAGCATTTGGTCCTGTGAATCCAGATCCACCATTATTTCCTTGTGAAGGTGATGTGGAAGGTGTATTTCCCGCGCCACCTGGTTTTGGTGTGTTAGTTCCAGCACTACCACCACCGCCAGAACCGCCAGCGCGACCAGCAGCAGCATTTTGAGCGCCACCACCTCCACCACCAGCAGAAGTTATTGTATCAAATATTGAACTAGAACCATTAGCACCAGCTCCACCATCTGCAAATCCACCAGGATTACCTACTCCACCGCCACCACCAGCACCAACTGTAATCGTGTAAGTATTTCCAGCAGTGACTGGGTATGCAGTTCCTGTTCTAAACCCACCTGCACCACCACCACCACCTGAGCCTCCGCCTCCGCCACCGCCAGCGACAACGAGATAATCAACAGAAGTTATGCCCTCTGGACAAATCCAATCTACAGATGATGTAAATATTTGCACATTTGATGTTGTTGGAATTGAATATTTGAGAATAACAATACCTGAACCACCAGAACCACCATTTCCTAAAGTATTTGATGGATTAGGTGCTCCAGCAAAGTAACCACCAGAGCCACCGCCGCCACCACCAGTATTATTTTGCCCAGAACCAGCAGAACCTGATCCAGCAGCACCATCACCAGCACCACCTTTCTGAGAAGGTGTCGAAGTGCCTCCACCTAAACCACCAGTGCTTCCAGGCGAAAGTGCTGGAGCTGATCCGCCCCATGTTGAACCACCGCCACCACCTGCATAATAGACAGCTGTGCCTGTAATCGTAGTGGCTAAAGCCAATCCTCCAGCACCACCAGATGTGGATGTTCCAGGTTGCCCAGCACCTCCTGCACCACCTGCGCCAGGATTACCATAATTTGGTGGTCCTGCTTGACCAGAACCTCCATCATATCCCTGTCTTACAGGCGTGGTATTTGCGCTTCCACCTACTCCTGATGGATGATTTGTTCCACCACCAGATCCACCGTTTCGACCATTGTACGAACTTTCACCACCACCGCCACCGCCGCCTTGAGAAAGAATGGTGGCAAAAATAGAATTTGACCCATTTGCACCAACTGCAGCAGGTGATGTTGCACCTGTGCCACCAGCACCAACTGTAATTGTGTATGTGTTGCCAGGAGTTACTGAAAAACCAGAACCTGCTAAAAAACCACCAGCACCACCAGCACCGCCTGTGCCTGCTGAAGCGCTGCCACCTTTACCACCACCGCCACCGCCAGCGATAACAAGATAATCAACCTCAGAAACACCTTCTGGTGCTGTCCATGATGCTGATTCTTTGAATAATAAAACAACTGTTCTACCGAAACTCCAATTAGGATTTCTTGCTCTATTTGGATTCTGTGCTGCATAAACAACAGATGGTATTAGACCTCTGGTTAGAATAGATTGCAATGAATGATACTTTACAGCCATGATTTTATCAGGTAATCTCTACACCAAAGACACTGAATGAAATATTTGCATTTGCTGATGATACAGAAAGAACATCAGTATTACCAAGTGACAACCCTAACTGCAATGACACTGAGTCAAGAGCAGTGATTGGAGCATCATAAGCAATGTAATGTTGATTTGCTAGTGCAGCACCAGCTGGTTGAACAGCAAGTCGGTATGTTGCATTTGCATCATTATTACGATTTGTAATGATAATAGAAGATACAACTGCTTGCGTTGCTGCTGGAACAGTGTATACATTTGAAACGCTATTTGCAGAAGGAGCAACTTGACCTAATACTTTATATGTGCTTGGCATTTGAATATCTCACAGGAATAAGAATGGATGAAAATCTGCGCCACCAGAAGCACCTGATGGACCCGATGGACCTTGTGGACCTTGTGGACCCGCATCACCATTTGATCCTGCAGGACCTGTTGGTCCAGCAGCACCTGTTGGACCTTGCGGACCAGAATCGCCGATTGTATAAACAATAACTTCATCATTGTTGGCAGGTGGTGTGGTGAAGACAATATTTGCATCCGCAATATTATATTCGCCATTACCTTGTAGAATTGCGCCAACAAAGACGATTGTATGTGATTCACTGGTAGGTGTAACATTCAACGTAAACGTATCAGTTGTTCCATCACCGAGGAAAATATCTCTCGTAGATCCAGGATTACCTGTTCCTGTTCCTCCTGGACCAGACGGACCACTTGGACCAGAAGGACCTGATGGACCTTTTGGTACGAATGCATCAACCCACTGACTTGAAGTTCCATCATCATAATAGATCTTCAATGCGCCTGTGTTACTATTCCACCACAAGTCTTGATTTGCGCGTGGGCTGGTTGGAGCGCTGACAGAAACGGTAAGATTTGCATTACCATCACCACCACCGCCACCACCAATGCTCGTGAAGGCTACATTGAGGATACCATTATTGTTTGATGTTTCAATCGTAATGGTTGATGTATTGACAAAATTGATTGTATTGGTTGTAATCGATCCTGCGCTATTTTGCGTTACAAAGATCGAATTACCTGTTGGACCAGATGGACCCTGTGGACCTTCTGGACCAGTTGGACCAACATCACCTTGTGGACCTTGAGGACCTTCTGGACCAGTTGGACCAACATCACCTTGTGGACCTTGAGGACCTTCTGGACCTTGCGGACCTTCTGGACCTTGTGGTCCTTGAGGACCTTCTGGACCAGTTGGACCAACATCACCTTGTGGTCCTTGAGGACCTTCTGGACCAGTTGGACCAACATCACCTTGTGGTCCTTGTGGACCATCAGCACCATTGGCACCAGATGGACCTGTTGGACCAGTATCGCCAGCAACACCTTGTGGTCCTTGAGGACCTTGCGGACCATCAGCACCATTGGCACCAGATGGACCTGTTGGACCAGCAGCACCAGTTGGTCCCTGCGGACCTGAGTCACCAATTGTGTAAACAATAATTGATGCGTTTGATTCTGGTGGTGCGGTGAATACTACATTTGCGTCAGAGATATTATAAGAAGCATTTGGCTGTAGTACTGCATTTACGAATACAAGAGTATGCGCTTCACTAGTTGGCGGAACAGTGAGTATAAATGTATCGGTATTGCCATCACCAGTAAATTGATCGCGAGTTGATCCAGGATTACCAGTACCAGTTCCTGATGGACCAGTCGGACCTGCAGGACCAGTAGGACCTTGAGGACCAGCATCACCTGCAGCACCATTAGAACCAGATGGACCTGTTGGTCCTTGTGGACCAGAGTCGCCAATGATGATAACTTCAATTGCAGCATTTGATGCTGGTGGCGAAGTGAATTCAATATTTGATGCTGCTACATTATAATCTGAATTCGTTTGTAGAATACTGTCTACAAAGACAAGAGTATGCGCTTCACTGGTTGGTGGAATTGTAAGAGTGAATACAGTATTCGCTCCATCACCAACGAATGAATCTTTGAACGCACCAGGATTACCAGTACCTGTTCCGCTAGGACCAGTCGGACCTGCTGGACCCTGTGGACCTTGAGGACCAACAGCACCGTCAACACCAATAGTTCCGTTTGCGCCAGCAGGACCTGATGGACCAGTTGGTCCTTGAGGACCAGAGTCACCAATGGTATAAATTCCAATCTGCGTATTAGCATCTGGCGCTGTAGTGAATACCACATTTGCGCCTGAGATATTATATGATGAGTTAGGTTGAATTAGACCATCAACAAAGACGAGAGTATGTTCTTCACTTGTTGGTGGAACAGTGAGAGCAAATATAGTGGTGTTACCATCACCAGTATATTCATTGCGCGTAGAACCAGGATTACCTGTGCCTGTGCCAGATGGACCAGTCGGACCTGCTGGACCAGTAGGACCCTGTGGACCAGGAACTGTTGATGCATCACCCTGCGGACCTTGTGGACCTTGAGGACCAGCATCACCGTTTACACCTGATGGACCTTGTGGACCTTGTGGACCTAGATCGCCTTGAGGACCTTGTGGACCAGCGACACCCTGTGGTCCTTGAGGACCCTGTGGTCCTTGCGGTCCTTGTGGACCCTGTGGACCAACATCACCACGATCGCCTGTAACAACAAACGTAATTACAACATTTGCGTTATCTGCAAATTGTGTTGTAACACCTGATGTGTAAGAAATAGGGACATCAAAGTGATCATTGTGATCAGTATGAGTGCCAATAATTGCGAAGAATACGAAATTAGCCGTGTTCGCTTCTTCAGTGATCTTGATTGTTCCTTTGATGGAACTTGTAGAATCGTCAATTGTTTGAATAAACGATGCAATATTTGATGAACTTCTGTCAATGACAGAGATACTCATGGTATTGGCTAGTGAGAAATCAGTATTCTCAATAATCACATAACCATTAGCAACATTTTCTACATCAATATCGGTATCAAATTGATAGTAGAAACTTGCACCACCGAAGTCGCCAGGATCACCCTTTGGTCCTTGTGGACCTTGCGGACCAGCGTCACCAGCAACACCTTGTGGACCTTGAGGTCCTTGTGGTCCGATGTCGCCTTGCGGACCTTGAGGACCAGCTACACCTTGCGGACCTTGAGGACCTTGAGGACCAACAGCACCAGATGGACCAGATGGACCATCATTACCTTGAACACCAGATGGACCTTGCGGTCCTTGTGGACCCTGAGGACCAGTTCCTCCTGGACCTGATGGACCAGTTGGACCTTGCGGACCTGAGTCACCAATTGTATAAACAATGATTAGTGAGTTGCTATCAGGTGTGTTTTCAAACACCAATTGATCATTCGCAACACTATATTCAGAATTAGGTTGTAGTATCGCATCAACAAAAACGAGAGTGTGTTCTTCGCTTGTTGGTGGAACGGTAAGTGTGAATGTATTGCTTACGCCGTCACCAGTGAACTGATCTCGTGTAGATCCAGGATTACCTGTGCCTGTACCACCAGGACCTGTTGGACCAGTGGCACCTGATGGACCCTGTGGACCTTGCGGACCAACAGCACCGTCTACACCAATAGTTCCATTTGCACCAGCAGGACCTGAAGGACCAGTAGGACCTTGCGGACCAGAATCGCCGATTGTATAAACTAGAATTGCTGTGTTATCTTCTGGTGGCACCACAAATTGAAGGATTGGACCAGAAATATTATAATCTGAGTTTAGCTGAACAACACCGTCTACAAAGACGATTGTATGCGCTTCACTGGTTGGAACAACTGAAAGCGAAAATGTTGCTGTGTTTCCGTCACCTGTAAACTCATTACGAGTTGATCCAGGATTACCAGTACCAGTGCCACCACCACCTTCTCCACCACCTAAAGAAAAAATCGCAATGTTTGCATTCCCTTCACCAGCATCGGTGATAGAAATAGTTACATTGGCGGTGTTGACGAAATTGAGTTTCTTGCCGTATAGAACGCTGTTATTATTGACAGAAACAGCAACGGTATTGGCGGCTGAATTGAGTGCTGGCGCAACGTCAATACCAGCGACATTTGCAGAAACCACATTGGAGAGATTGCGATTCGAATCGACAATTATGGTATTGGCGACGTCAATACCATTTTTTACGCTAAATGTTTTAGGTGTGGTCGGCATATTGAAAGGAATGCGATGGGTAAAACATCACGCTTCAGCGCGACTCACGACCTCATCGGATTCACTATCCTCCAATGGATTTTATAGTTCAGCTATATTTATGGTACAATGCCATAACGTACAGCACGAATTGTATTGATTGACTGCGTTGCGTTGAACAACAATCTCACATTTCCGCTATCAATGTCAGCATTGAACGTTCCGAGTGAAGCACCAGTTAGGATAGTGCCATATTCAGTTATCCAAATATTCGTGCCTTCTTGGACAAGAATAATTTCAGTGGTATGATATGTTGAACCACTATTGGCTTGGACAAAGTATTTTGCAGAAGCAAGTTCAGTTGTTGGGAAGATGTCTAGAACAACCTGACCAGAAGCCGCTGTCGTTACAGTGTTAGTTGTAACTTGCAATGCTTGGACGGTTAGAGTGTTCGTTACGTTAGCATTAGCAACTTCAAGACCTTCACCAGCAGCGTTGATTGTCAACTTGCCAGTCATCGTATCGCCAGCGCGATCGACCTTCTTAGTTTCTAGCCAGTTGACAGCATTTGCAGTAGCAGCATTTGCAGTATCTGTGGAGGTGATAGAATCAACGAGTTTCGTCACACCGATTACTGTCGTAGAAGCAATATTTGGTGTAATCGTTACTGTTGTTACATTAGCAACCGTTGCAACACTGTTGGACAATCCAAGACCAGTTACAATCGTTTCAACTTTCGTATTGGCTTCATCATAAGCAGCATTTGCTTGAGCGTATGATAGGTTTGCTTGAGCGTAAGCAGCATTAGCCTGTCCATATGCTGCATTCGCTTGATCGTATCCAGTGTTTGCCTGACCGTAAGCGGCATTGGCTTGACCATAAGCAGCATTGGCTTGAGCGTAAGCGTCAGCAACCGCAGCACCAGTTGTAAAGAATGTAATATTTGCATTACCATCGCCATTATCAGTTACACTGACTTGGATACTTGCAGTATTGACGAAGTTTAGATGCTTGTTCGATAACGAACCAGCACTATTAGCATAAACACGAACAGTATTAGCAGATACATTGGCTTCAGCATATGCTAGGTTAGCCTGACCGTATGCTGCATTGGCTTGTCCATAAGCAGCATTGGCTTGGCTGTAACCAGCATTGGCTTGAGCATACGCATCGTTAGCCTGTCCATAAGCCGTGTTTGCTTGAAGATATGCAGCATTCGCTTGATCATTAGCAATCGTTAGATTTGCTTGCGTGGCAACAGTGTTGCCCATCAACAAGATGCTATTGGCTTCTAGATTTGCGCGGAGAGTTGCGAGGCTTGTATTCGCAATATCAACGACGTTATTGACATGTCCTTCTTCGGCTAGACCATCGAAGAGATACCACTTATCATCAGCAGCATGACGGATAAGACCAGTATGAGAGTAGATGCCTGCGGCATTCTTACCACCCATAAAGCCGATGTCAACCATGTCATCGAGATCATTATTGGCAGCAAGATAGATCAATGGATCTTCAACAGTATATGTTGATACATTGATGTATGTTGTATTACCACCAACGTACAAGTTACCAGTAACATCCAAGTCACCAGTGATTGTACCGCCAGTTAGATTGAGTTTTAGATTTGCTTCAGCGTATGCATTATTGGCTTGCAAGTATGCAGCGTTGGCTTGACCGAATGCGTCATTAGCCTGACCATAGGCGGCATTCGCTTGGCCATAGGCAGCATTCGCAACACCACGAGCGGTATTGGCTTGACCATATGCGTCATTAGCAGTATCGCGTGCTGTGTTAGCCTGAGCATATGCGTCGTTAGCTGTACCACGTGCGGTATTTGCTTGGTCTCTAGCAGAATTGGCTTGAGCGTAAGCAGCATTAGCAGTATCATAAGCAATACCACCGCTGCTCTTTAGGACGAGATTAGCATTTGTGCCATCGTCGAGTAACTCGATTGTCATCGAGCTGGTATTTTGTAGTAGGAGTTTCTTATTATCTAATGTTAGACCGCCGACAGTAATAGAAACTGTATTGGCGGCTACATTTGCTTGGCTATAAGCAGCATTGGCTTGCCCGAATGCATCGTTAGCCTGACCGTATGCTGCATTGGCTTGACCATATGCTGTATTGGCTTGATCGCGAGCAGAGTTTGCTTGACCATATGCGGCGTTAGCCTGTCCATATGCATCATTAGCAGTCGCTCTAGCAGTATTAGCCTGAGCATAAGAATCATTGGCAGTGTCGCGAGCGGTATTCGCTTGGGCATAAGCGTCGTTCGCAGTTGTTCGAGCAGTATTGGCTTGATCGACAACGTTCAGACCATCGATTGTTACAATGGAATTCGCATTTACCGTATGAACATTAGCAATATTGACATTGCTAATGTTACGATTCGAATCGAGGATAATTGTGTTAGCAAGGTCAATACCTGTTTTAACACTAAACGTTCTATTCATTGTCGCCATTTAGAATCTCCTGGAGCCGATTCTTGAACCAATCGGCTTTTATATTTAGTAAAATTTGCCCTTCTAGCTCTCTAGTGCTTGTCTGAGGAAACGAATTGTAATCAAATTATTATGCGGGTTATCTGGGAAAAACTTGAGTTTACACATTCCGCTTTCAATAACGAGAGAAAAGACTCCAAGAACATAATTTGTAATCAAAATGGCATATTCAGTTGTGTGAACAGTCATACCATCATGCATACAGAATAATTCTGTAGCGTGGATGCCTTCGACGCTTTTAGCCTGAATAACATATTTCACCGTGACATAGTCAGAGGAGGGGAATGAATCTATAACAACTTCAGAATCTGTAGTTGTTGTAACAGTATTTGACACCGTGACAGAAGGACCGATAACAGAAACTTCTGATGCAAAGGGAACTGTTGATACAAGTTGACCATCGCTGTAAGTAATATTCGCAGTTCCGATTTGAAGTCCAGCAGGACCGACTGAAACTTTTCGATAGCGATTCGAAGAGTCACCAAGAGTATAAACATTATCGGTTGTAGGAATGAGGCTTGTAGTATTCAACGTTCCAGTGAGAGTATCACCAGATTTTGCAACTTTCAGATCAACGTTCGGTACACTGAAACGAATGCTCTGTGGCTCAGATGCAGCATTCGCCTCAATTACGACGTTATCGCCAGAGAGCAAATTGAGCGTATCGAGACCGAGTGCTGTAAGTTTTAGAACACCATCAACTTCCCAGTATTTGAAAGTAGAACTGGTTACAACACGAACCGTTCCACTTGTTTGGTCGACAGTATTGAATGCAGACTCTAAGTCAAATTGAATCTTATTGACATTGGTAACAGTATTCGCTACCTGATTATTCGAAGCATAAACTTCTTCAACAGTCAGTGTGAATAGAGGACCAGATGGACCTTGTGGACCAGATGGACCCTGAGGACCTATGACACCTTGCGGTCCCTGGGGTCCTTGTGGACCAGGAGGATTATCGCTACCAAGGATATCTGAGAGTGATGTTGTCGTCATTGAATACTACTGTTATTTTTGGTATTTATTTTTACACCACGAACCCTGGTTTGTAAACAGTTTTACCGTTTACAGTTACCGCAGTTAGAATTTGTTTACGATTGGTCCCCTTGCTTGTATAAGAAGCATGCACCCAACCGCTATTTGGTCCTTCTTTAGGATCGTAAAATTCTAGAATAATCTGATCGAATTCGCAATTCTGGCTCACCCATTTAGCAAGATCTGGATTTGGTAGACCGTCAATCTCAAAGTCTACTGCTTCTCCATTGCAATGCTGCGATTTAGCAGAACCGCCAACAGCCTTATTCAATGCTGGTCCGCGATATCCACTATTGATACGAACAGGTTTGTTGAAATGGCGACGAACTGGCTCAAGAATCTTATCACAAACGTTCTTTAGATTTTGAGCATGTTCAGCATTTGGAGTGTTATCAATTCTCTTACGAATTGCAGTTTCTGATTTAGTAAACTCTTTCAGATTGAAATGTTCAGACAACTGCATTTCAGGAGATACAGAAGTGATCGTTGCTGGTTTCGCTGCAGCAGCCAATTGTGCTGGAGGTGGAACAACAATACCCTTTGATTCAGTAACAGGTGCTACAACTTTAGGTGCTGCTCCAGCAGGTGCACTCAATTGGCTGAAGTACGTTTTCGTCTTAGCCTTGCGATCTTCCAAGCCGTGTGTACCACCATTAACTTTCTTACTAACGGATAATATCGCAGCATCATTCACTCCCTGATCGCAAATGCTCCAAAGTTTGTTTCGTTCAAAAAAGAACATTGCTGATTCGAATGCCAATTCAGTAGCAACTAGATCAGGGTTTGACATTACGTCTGGACGATTGCAGTATTTTGCAAATGCAGCGTAGTTATCCTTGCCTGTTAGTTGAAGAGCACCACGACCGCGATACTTCCAGCCATCACCAGATGCCTCTGGACCATTACCCATACGATTAGCATAAACCTTATTTGCAATGGCTTTCGCGTTTCTTTCGTATCTTTTTGCAATCGCATCAGTTGGAAAATATTTACCAAATACTCCACGAAGACCTTTCGCAGAGTAATTTAGATTTTCACTGAATGCTTTGAAGCCGCCAGTTTCGTGGGCTGTTTGACCAAAGAAGTGAGCAGCACGTGCTGGCGATAGTTTATAGTATTTCGCTGCAGCGCGTAGAGTTCCTGGACCCCACAAGCCATCTGCTGTTACACCAATTTTTTGCTGAAGTGATTTCAAACTCATAAGTCACCTCAAGCGATATGATCTTCAACTTCTTCGACGAGTTCCTTTACAGGCTCAGGAAGTAGATCTTCTGGCTTTGGTTCTTCATCAACTGGTGGTTTTGGTTCTTCTTTTTTATCATCTTGTTTACCAAGCATAATGCCTGAGAGAATGCCAGTCAAGAATGTTGCGATAGGTGTAATCAACTCAAAAAACTTTGCGTCGTTTGGTGATTGTTGCATTGGCTGCGTGACAAAAATCAATGAGTAGAGAACTACAAACACGATTCCCGTAAGCGTAAATGCCAATGAAAGACCGACCGTGAATTTCAATCGAGCCATCAATTCTGATTCAGTATAACGTGGACCCTTAAACATAATTATTCTCCTGTGGATTCAATATTACAATTACAATCTGCAGCTGGAGCTGCTTCTTCTTCAACTGGTGATTGCTGTGGTGGCAACCCATTTAGTGTATCATAGCACATGCCATCGGCTTCACAGACAGGGCGATTGCACTCTGCCTTTTCAGCATTTTCTGGATCTTGACATGGATATCTATATCTTTCTTCACACCCAACTAGGGTAAATGACAAAGCAAGTAAGAAAGCGATCTTTTTCATTTCATTTCTTCCCGTGCTTCAAATAAAACATTGCGCCTGTAACTTCATCTTGTACAATAATTCCAGAGTTGGGATTTTGCGTAGCGAAATCTCGTACATCCTCACCTAAAGAACCAGAAACATATGATGTATAGTGTTTGAACTTTTTCTTTCCGTGAACAGCTTTATGATAATCTTCGGTGCGGACTTTGAATACTGGAATACCACCGAACATATCGTGCGGTTTGACTCTACGGAGCATTTTCTTTTTAGTTGTGACACCTGCAGGAACAGGTGTTTGCTCGGGTGGGCTGGCGGTTGGCATTCCTGCGACTGCACCGCTACCGACGCTCATAGCAATTTGTTCAGAAAATTGTTTGAATCTTTTCATTAGTTACAGTTTTCTCAGTACATCTACAATTCTATTATCTAAAGGAATATCGCTGGAAATAATATTTTCTCCACGTATCCCTTTTACAATGTTCGGCATTGCTGAGGTATAAATCAAGAATGTCTTTAGTGCGCTATAATCTTTAGAATCAATTCGCAAAAATAACATTCTTGTAGAACCTTCAACACCAAATACATTTTGTGCGACGACAAGATGGTTTAGTATAAGCCTTTCTTTCAACTCTCCAGTAACACGATATCGATGAAGCAATCGCTTTATATAACGAATTCTTTTATAATCTTCATCGAATTCACTGTCAATGCAGTTTGGCTTATCATAGCATTTTGCCGCATATAACAAAATATTTGACTCATTCAAATCATCAAAAAACATATATTAGTATTCGCCGTCGTTTCCTGAATCGTCGTCTCGTTTTGCATACCAGGTTGAAGGACGCATAGTAATTGGTTCGCGTTCTGCTGCCAATTCGTCACCAGTCATACCCATCAAGTCGTCCAGCTCATCGCTGTTTACAACTTGAGCATAACCATCAACAAATCCATCTGCATCGTTTGTATCGAAAACGATATAGAGATATTTGCCAGATGCACCAAGAGAATAGACCAGTTCAGCACCCAGATTCAAGAACTCTGTTGTTGCTGATTGTGGAATTTGAATACCATAACGCTCGCAAACTCCACGCAATTGCGATAGAAACACTGGAGCGTTTTGATATGGCTTATCTGTCAATGTATCCAATTCATCATTGATCGCATCTAGATTATTTTCTAGACGACGCTCATCAGTAGAGATTGAATCATCAACTTCTTCATTGATATATTGTTTGAACTTTAGCATTTTGCTTACACCATTGGGCGTGTGATCTTTAGTTCTGGCTCTAGATTTACAGTAGCAGCTTTCTTTGCTGCACTGATCATCTTGTCAGCAGCCTTCACTTTCTTATTTACCACTTTCACAGAACCTGGATCTGCTGCTTCTTTCTTCATATCGCGTTCCATTGTGCGTTCCATAGACTTATGGACAGCAGCAAGAGTTCCAGCCTGTGGACGCATTTTGCCTTGACCCTTTGATTGAGTGTCGAATTTCTTTTGCGCAGCGGCAACTGCTGGTGATTTTTTATAACCAGCATCGCGTTTATCTGCATCAACACCGTGACGAAGATCCATTGCCTTCATTGAAGTGCGAAGATCTTTGGTTACGTCTGCTTCAGTAACTGCTTCAACTTCTTCTTTCTTTACTGCAAAGCCGCCTTTTGGAGAAAGTTTCTTTTCATCTTTCTCTGCGTCATAAACCTTTGCAGTGCCATCTTTTTCTGATGGTAGATTCTTAGGAAGATTGACTACACCACCACCGATTGGGAAAGTGGCTGTGCGCTGTTCTTCATTGATAACCTTTGCTTCTTGAATTCTAAATCCAAGAGCACGTTGTTGATTTGCTGCGCGATTGATGGCTTCATCTTCGTTTGATGCTTCAACCAAACGATTTACAGTATCAACTCGACGACGCAATGAAACATGTTCGTGAGAAGGATTAGTGTATGAGATTTGTACTTGATACTTCATGTTATTTACCCATTTTCTTTGCAGCGACTGACTTTAGACGTGCTTTGATTACATCACCGTAAGTGATTTTCTTTGGATCGCCGTGATGCGCAGCGAGTGCCTTTTCTTTTGGGGTTACAGCAACAGTGCCTTCGGCTTCTGTTACTTGCTCAACTTCTTCTTTGGCTAATTTAGAAGTTGCCTTTTCAATACCAGTAAGACGTTTTCTAGCACCCTTTCTATAGTCTTGTGCTACATCCCAATATGCTGTTTTATTTTCAGGATTTCTTTTTCTTGCGCCTTGCGTTTCAAAACTGGCAGCAATTCCTGATTTTGCGCGCACTTGATTTGCTGCTTTGTTGACATAAGAAGCAAGTGTTGATTTTTTGAGTTCATCGATCTGCTCAACTTCTTCATTCTTCTTATAAGCCTTCCAAGCGGTTGCATAAGCGATTGATTTTTCTTTTGGAGTCAAGCCGCCCTTTGCATATCCTTTCTTGATATGCTTGACCATACGCTCATACTTTGATCCTGGAGGTGCTTTTTCGAACAATTCGATTTCTTCATCGAGTGAAGCAGCCAATTCCGTCAGTGCTTCTTCGTTCATCTTACCTTCCATGTAACTGGCGGCAGTTAGAACATAATCCTCAGCAAGAGTGATCTTGCTTTGAACCCACTCAGGAAGATTTGTGTTGTCTTCAAGCATGTCATGTAGACGTTGGGCATTAGTGATAATGCTCTTCAACTGAGACTTTGCCATATCGCCTTCGTAGTCATACTCACCCTTATCAGCATCTGCGACTTCTACGATTGCTTCTTCTTTCATTCCCATTGATTTCATCTTTTTCATCATTGCTTGTTTTGCAAGCCATTTTGCTTGAGACATTGCTCCTCCTGATCCTCTGCGGACTTTATTCTTATCTGGTGTAAATGGTAGATCTTTTTCTAGACGTTCTGTTTCTTGGCGATCGGTGACGATATCTTTCATCTTACCCTCATCAAGTTCAACTTCTTCTTTCTTGACAGAATATGATACTGTTTGTTGACCTTTTGAGTCAGTGTATGTTTGTTTGTATACCTTGCCACCATGCTTCTCTACATGCGCAAAGGCGTCTGATTTTTTGTCAAATCGATTTGTAGGTGGCTTGATCATTGGAGAGACTTCTTCACCTATTCCGCGACTCTTAGGATTGATTCCAGCGCGGATGCCTTTTATAATTTCTTTTGCAGATGATTGACCGACACCAGCCATTGATGAGTGACCACCACTGCCACCTGCGCCGATTGGCTGACGACCGCCTTTGGCGTAATATGCCTTTTGACGTTCCATACTAATTTCTCTGGCAGTCTTTGGCTTATCAGCGGCAACAGGTTCTGCTTTTTTAGCAGCTGCTGGCTTCATCTTACCTGCTGTTGCAGCAGACTTTTCTTTTGCTGGCATCTCCATACCATGCTTCTTATACCATGCCTTTTGAGCACTGGCTGACATTTTATGAAGTAGCGGTGGAACTTTTACTGCCATTTTTATAGACCTTTTAGTGTTGAGGACAACATCCAAGCCAATTTCTTGTGCTCGTCGTAAAGCTGTGTGAGGAAATCATTTAGCCCAATTTCATCTGCGGCTTCTGCCATTTTTGCGCATGCCAAAAGACCAGCAAGAACTTTGGTATTATCTGCTTCAAGAGCAGCAACCATCTCCATTGCGGTCAACGGATCTTTGTTTTCCATAATCTTTGAACTAGCAAGTATCGTTGATAGATTCATCGGAGCTGGAGCATTGAGTGCTCGAAGATGTTCGGCGAGAGAATCGATATTTTCGAAAACATCTTCATAAATTTTACCGAAGAATTTATGCAACTGAGGAAAGTCTTTACCAGTTACATTCCAATGGAAAGAATGAGCCTTGAAGTAAAAGACAAATGCATCTGACATCACACTAGTCAATGCGTCGATCAGAGCAGGTTCTGTTTGTTCAGAAACCATTTGTTCCGCTTGTTCAATCAAACTATTATATTCCATCAAATTCCTCGATCTTTACGATCAAATCAGTCGTTCCCCGTTTTATTCTATGAAAGGTTTTCTCAGGGATAAAAAACCGATCGCCTTTATAAAGTTTCTTGGGTAGTTTATTATCGTATTGAATTTCCCAACCACTACCCTCTAAAACCTCAATATATCTACCCTTTTCATCTCGATGCCAAACTAATTCTTCGCTCAAAACATCATGTTTGAATGTTCGGATGAACGACCAATTATTTAGTTTTTCATCCAAATATGGTTGATCCACATTACCACCATGTCTTTCCAGAGTTACTGAAGAATCTTGGCCAACGACACGCCCAATAGGAACGTGACGTTTTATCTTTATTTGTCAAGCAATGATGACGAGCCACGAAACTGCGAGTTGCAGCAGGATCCATATACTTCTTCGTCATTCCAGATTGGCTGAAATTGATCTTACGAACTCCGTCGCCGACACGAACATAGACAGCACCACCACCACCAGAGCGGAATGGTTTGCCGATACCCTTTCCATCTGTTGGATCGCTCTTGCCTTCTTCGTTCATAGGAACGCAGTTGGGGACCATTTTATCGCCCTTCTTCTTCATTCCGCGTTGAGTATATCCTGACCAACACTCCTCAAGACCTTCTTCAATAGGATAATCAAGAACAACTTGTTGACCCTCAAACTCGGCAATTTCTCCGATGTTTGACTCAAGCATATCTCTTTCCCAATCATCTTTTGGCTCATACTTGCCTTCTTTATAAAGACGTTTTGCCTCACCAATCATATCGAAGAACATCTCAGATCCTGGACGGAATGTGTTTTCCGTGAAGGAAATTTTATTTTCTAGATGATACTGAACTGCTTCTTCGAGAGTAAGTTCTGTTTCTTCTTCTTTTACAAGTTTCCAGCCAGCGATATTATCGCGAACTCGCTTGAATCCCTTTGGAACATCATGTCCACCTGGAGGAGGCGGAACTTGGCGAGGAGTTGGCATGAAATCTTTCTTTGGTTCTTTCTCTTCGAATGCTGTATAGCGAGAAGCAACTGGCAATCCCTGAAGAGCGGCATCAGTGTGAGTTGGAGGAGTAATTTGACTATTCTTTGGCTTCTTCTTTTTCGGATCAAAGACTGGTTCCAAATTTACTGTTGAGTCTCCGCTGACTTCTTTTTCTTTCTTGGCTTCGCTTCTGAGATCTCTGAAACGTCGACGAACACTCTCTCCATGTCCCTTTCCAGTTTCTGTAATTGGCTCGCTTTCGCAACCACAATGTTCGTTGATTGATTTCTTGGTTTCAGTAGTCGCTTTAGTGCTGTAAGCATTCTCAATTTCTCCCTGTCCTGGTGTCATAGCAATGGCATGCTTACGATATTCATCTGTACCAACCAATTGCATTTCAAATAGTTCGTCAATGTTTTCGAGTTCTTCACGAAGATCTTTATCTGCTGTATGATAGGTCTTACCCTTATTGATATAAGAATTCACGCGAGCATGACCCCACTGTTGTGGTGTCGTTCCTGGACGATGTCCAGAATTCCAAGCAGCAACACCACGCTTGTAAACCTTGCGAAGAGTTCCAACAGAAATGCCAGACTTTGCTGCCTTTGCTGCAAGTGAGGAATCAGTGCCTTCTTCAATTTTATTTTCTCTTTGACGCTCTTTCACCGCAGTGATATTTCCGCTCTTTGCAACGTGACGAAGTTTCTTTGGAAGTTCTTCAGCTTCATTTGCCATCATCTTACGAACAGCAATTGTATGCTTGCTTGGTTTCGTCTTTGATGTTTTATCACCAGGAGCTGGTTCATATGCTCTTGGATCTTTATCTGACAACTTGCTCATCTTTTTCCAATGAGCCTTACGAGCAGCAGCCGTTGCGTCAGAAAGTTTGCCAACATACTTCTTTGGTAGACCTGACTTGTGCTTTGCTACTGGTGGAAAATATTTCTCTTTGAGAACTGTGAATGTTTTTGGCTCTGGTGTTGTTTTGATTTCAAGACCAAGATCAACAATACGTTCTAGCAATTTTTCAATTTGTGAAGCGAAGAAAACTTTCTCTAGTTCTGAAGACTCATTTAGATTGATTGAGTTATTGAACTTGAAGCACTCATATGTGTCTGAGAGTTTTTCTGCTTTGAGGAATTTATCAATACGCTTCGATTCAGCGATTGGTTGTTCGCGCTGCTCATTGCGCATGCGAGAAACTTTATTCGTTACAGTGACATGAACGAAATCAAAGGTATATCCTTCAAGCATTGATTGAATGACAGAAATTTTTTCTTCATCATTCGCACCATTGATCACGATGTTTTGCTTGGATTCGAATAAATCTGCAGCAGCACCATTTAGAATATGATCAGCTTGGACTTCGGTCAAATCAAAACGAGAAAAAATGTTTTTCAAAACATAGTCTTTCCCGCTGCCTGGACCGCCAAGTAGAAAAATGCCGATAGGATTAGTAGATTCCATTTGCATACCTGCTTTTACCTTATCATGTATATGCGCGCCAAGTTTTTTGTCGCTGTAGTGTGAAACGAATTCGTCTTTCTTTCCAGCAGAAACCAATCCACGAAGTTTAGAAGCAGACATACCTTCTGCGCCTTCTGCATCTGGATCGCGATGACCTGCTGAGATTACTCTTACTTTTTTGATTCCTGGAAAATCTTTCTTTCTGTATTTAGAAAGCAGTCCCTGGAACTCTGCAACACGATCAGAACCGACAACCATAGTGACATCGGTGTGACCTTTCTTCTCCATATGCTTCATTGCATCAATTGCTGTTCTGACTTTTCCTTGAGAAACAATGTTAGCATTTGGAAACATTCTATTCATAGCGTGAACTTTGTCGCCATGACTCAATGGATTCTTCTTAGCGTCTTGTGAGTGTGATGGGAAAATATAATGATGACCACCAGTTTTCTCGGCATGATCTTGAACAGCTGATACAAGTTTACCGTGACCAACTTCAGTTGGTGGATTGAAGCGACCAAAAGTGAACGTGGCTTTACTCATATGATACTCTTTTGCGCTTTGAGTTCGGCTGATCTTTTTCGATTTGCTTCAGTAAATTTACGAGGTACAAATTTAGCATTACCAGAAACAAATCCCTCTCCAGCAGCCTCTTGACCAAAGATGTGATGCGAATATCCACCATGAGCAGTTTTAGATAGAGCGTCAGCAACTGTATAAGTCGCTTGCTGTACATGACGATGAATGTCGAAACTGCGATCGAACTTTTCTAGATTATCGTTGACGTGATTGATCGCGGCTTTCATCTCTTCAGTCTTACGAGCTTTTGCTTTTTCTGTTTTGACTTTATCAATAAGTTTCTGATGATGTTTCTCTAAGAACTTTGTATAACCTTTAGCCGAAGGTTTCTCACCACTATCAATTGTAGAGTTGGCATATCTCTGTAATGTTTCTTCGTGCCCTTCATGATGTTCGTGACCATGACCCTTTGCCATCTTTTTAGCCATAGCGATATGTTCTAGTGCTTTTCTTTTCGCTTCAGGAGAGAGTTTTCTTTCTTCTGGAGAAATGAGATGGCTCATTACATGAACATCAGGGTGATCTTTCAATTCACCTGCTTCAATAGGAGAAGGCTTGCCCTCCGCATCCAGTTTAGAGTGTAAGGCGATACTCAACGGAGCCTTTGCGAGTTTCTTACCTTCTGGGGAGTTTTTATCTATAGAATAGCGAATAGTATTTGGTTTGTGCCCAATCTTACCATCTTCTTCGGTGCGATCCTCTAATGCACTAAGATATCCACCTTGATACTCCCCTGGACCTTCTGGAAGCACTTTATGAATGTGCTTGAGAGTATTCATCAGCGGTCCAGCGATATATGGCTTTTCGCTATACTGCTTCTTTATATCGTCTGCAGAATAATTATATTGTGCGCCTGGACCCTTATACTTGACAGCGATCTTTCCTTCAGGTGTACGAATAGCCTGAAACGACATACGATCGTCGATTTTACGAGTCAGTGGAGCGCGACCGCTAATAACACCTTGAATTGATGAGATGGCTTTGTTTACACCCCCACGAGTCGCGTGGAGAGTTGGTTCAAATGCGTGTGGAAGGTGTTGGATTCCGCGAGCAGGTTCTTTTTGCTCTGTTAGAAACGGAATATATTGTCTGAACCCAAACATACTTTCTCCACACTGTGGGATATTGTATATTTAGTTATTTTCTTCAGTTAGAATTCCACGAATAATATCATCAATCGTTTCGTTGATTGAGTATTCTGGGCGGTATCCAAGCGCCATCAACTTGGTGTTATCCATGAAGAAAGAGCGAGAGGATTGAACTTTCTTATGAAACTCTTTCTGTTCAATTGTACGAATTTCAGAACCTGAATCCATCGCGTCTCGAGCATAGCGAATAACGTCTCGGAAGATTATTGGCTTCCCGTTTCCAATATTGTAGATAGAGTCCAATTCGCCCTTTCTGACGACCAGATCGATTGCTTTAGCGCAATCCCTAACATCAATATAGTCACGAT